ACGTGCCGGTATCCCCCCGAGCTAAAAACTGGCTTAGCTCCATGTCGTCGCGGGTTTTACCCCGCTAAGGGTAAGACCGAAGATGAAGCGACTAATTTTAATAATTTTCATTTTTCTAGCCACGGTGGGTATTTTTCCGGCGGCTACTGCGGCGGCGGCTGATCCTGTCGGCTGCACCGGCGAATATTCGATCGGTGTCGGTGGGCTACAGCTCGGGATTCCCGGAGGCTCGTGGGAGAACTCCGCGTATATCGTCGCGGATAACCACATCGGCTACGACTCGCTGAACCCACTGCAAGGTCTCCGGAACCTAGAGATTGCCTACGACCTACACCGCGACATGTGCCCGAGCGACCGAATCAAGTTGGTTGGTCACTCGGAAGGCGCTGCGCTGGTTCATGTGTGGGTCACCGAGCACCAGGACGCTACGAACGTCTCTGCGGTGCTTTTGGCGGACCCCAAGCGTGTTGCCGGGCCGGGTGGAGCTGGGCTCGCAGCGAACCCGCTAGGTGCCCTTATCGGCTACCCGCTGGCCGGTGTCGACGATGACTTCGGTTCGGTGCCGGTGCTGTCGGTGTGCCACCAGCTCGACGCCGTGTGCAACGAACACCCGGCCGGATGGGTCGGCTACGTCGCTGGCGCTCACACGTCGTACAACACGATTGCGGATGACTACCGGTTCGGTGTCTCGGGAGTGTGGTTTTTCTGATTGACGACAGTGTTCTCGAATCTCGGATTCCGGAACTGAACCCTTGAAGCGGTGTAGGTGTTCTGGCGCTTCATTCGCACACTGCGGATGAACCGTGCGATGACACATGCACTGTGTACGACAAACGATAATCTTTTACCGCCGGACTTGCTGACTTCTGGTCTCCCCCGGCGGCTCTACCCTTGTCGTCTAATCGGCAAGACTCCGGGTTCTGGCCCCGGCAATTGAGGTTCGAATCCTTGCAAGGGTACTTATCTGGGTAACCGCATGGTGCGGAAGCGGCCTGTAAAGCCGTGGTCATTGCGACAGCGTAGGTTCGATTCCTGCTACCCGGACCAGCCCGATTGGTCTAACGGAAATGATTCCGGATTTTCACTCCGGAGAAAAGGGTTCAACTCCCTTATCGGGTGCGTATGTCGCTTTCGTCCAATGGTAAGACACCAGATTCTCAATCTGACAATACGGGTTCGATTCCCGTAAGCGATACATATCTAGGTATAGCTCAATTTGGCAGAGTACCGGCTTTGGGTGCCGGGTGTTGGGAGTTCGAATCTCTCTACCTAGACTTGTTACCCCTAATCGGATGCATACGAATTAGGGAACCGTGGAATAGCTACCCACGGAAACAATAAAGCGGTAGTAGCCTAAATGGTAAAGCACCGGCGTTGGCCGGAGTTGCACGTTCGAATCGTGTCTACCGCTTATGGGGATGTAGTGTTTAACGGCTAACACGTCAGGCTTCCACCCTGAAATTCGGAGTTCGAATCTCCGTATCCTCACGCTACGAATAGTTCCGCTCCCTGAGTCCAGGGCTATTCTTCTGGAAGGTACCGCCCAGTGGTGGGCAACCGGCGTCGAATACCGGGGGTGCGGTGAAACGTAGGGGTTCGACTCCTCTACCTTCCTCTTAGGATAGGCGTTCCCGAATCTCGAAACGCTTGCCACATTCGGTGCATATCATCGGAATCACTGTGAGAGGCGAATCGGTCCGAATCACGCGGGGCGGATCGCACTGGCATTCCATTTTAGAGCCATCGGTCATAGCGATGAGTATACGCCGATCTTGGAAGACTAACCGGCCGGGGTGCCGGACCCCGTTGCTAGCGGGTGTGACCGTAAAAGGTTGAGTTTCGAATACTCAGGCTTCCGCTAGGCGGTGTGGCCGAATTGGTTAGGTGCCGGATTGCAGATCCGGTTTATGCGGGTTCGAGTCCCGTCGTCGTCTCTTAACGCTCTGTAGCCCAATTAGGTAGAGGCACTGGTCTTAGAAACCAGACAGTGTGAGTTCGAATCTCACTAGAGCGACTAGCGACCCCTAGAGGGTCGCGTATCGTCCGTTAGCTTAAATGGCTAGAGCGCTACCCTGTCACGGTAGAAGGTACGGGTTCAAGTCCCGTACGGATGACTTCCCGCCGGTGTGAGCGGAGGGTCCGACCCGAATCACACCATTATCGGTTTGTAACTCAGTTGGTAAGAGTGCCGCTCTGATACGGCGGAAGTCGAAGGTTCAATTCCTTCCAAACCGACTCACGTCCTGTAGTTCAATGGGAGAACAGCGGGTTTACACCCCGTACGTTGCAAGTTCGAATCTTGCCAGGATGACTTATACGCGCGTAGCTCAGCGGAAGAGTAAGCGGCTACGAACCGTTTTGTCGGGGGTTCGAATCCTCCCGCGCGTACCAATGCGATGTAGAGAAGCTAGGTCATCTCGGCAGCCTCATAAGCTGTAAGTCGTCGGTTCGAATCCGACCATCGCAACCGTGGCCGAAGCCAAAAGGTGAGGCACCGGATTGTGACTCCGGTTAAGTGGGTTCAATACCCACCGGTCACTCTGGGGTTTTAGTTCAGTGGTAGAACGAGTGTTTTGCACGCACTAGACCAGGGTTCGATTCCCTGATACTCCACATACGACCCATTCTCTTCGGGAATGGGCTTATCGGGTTATAGCTCAGTAGGAAGAGCAGCGGATTGAAACCCCGCGCGCCCTGGTTCGATTCCAGGTAACTCGGCTCAGGCTCTCATAGCTTATCTGGTAAAGCGGCTGTCTTGTAAACAGTTGAGCGGGGTTCAAGTCCTCGTGAGAGCCCCAATGGTATGTAGCTTAATCGGTAAAGCTAGCGGCTGTTAACCGCTCGGATACAGGTTCGAATCCTGTCATATCAGCAATGCCTCTATAGCTGAGACGGTTGTAGCACTCGACTCTTAATCGAGGGACGTAGGTTCGATCCCTACTAGGGGCACTCGCGGTCCGTATCCCAACGGCAGAGGAACCGGATTCAAACCCCGTTCAGTGTGCGTTCGAATCGCACCGGACCGACAAGGTAATTATGTCTGATCTTGAAAATGACGACATGCTCACCGCGCTAATTGCAGCGCGTACACAGCTTGTTCAAAACATGGAGCTTTCACGCGGTCAGCCGTACGCAGCTCTATTCAAAATGTATCTGGAAGTTCAGGAGAAAATCGAAAAACTGACTCCACCGGATGTTAAGGACACCCCCCTAGATGAGTTCTCTATCAAGCTCGCTAAAAAGCAGCGAGAACGAGAACCAGATTCCGGGGGTACAGACTCCGCGACTGGAAGTTAGTTCTTCGTACGTCGGTTCGTATATGGAGGAAGCCGCGTTTCTCGCTTCTCAGTACGGACTAACCCCCGACCCGTGGCAATGCCATGTTCTAGAACGCTGGCTAGGTTACCGCGCCGATGGCAAATGGGCTCACTCGCGGTGCGGTTTGTCGGTACCTCGACAAAACGGGAAAAATGCGCTACTTGAAATCCGCGAATTGTTCGGCATGGTCGGACTCGGCGAAAAGTTCCTGCATACCGCGCATGAGGTGAAGACAGCCCGTAAGGCGTTTCTTCGCTTGGTCTCGTTCTTCGAGAATCCGCAAAAGTATCCAGAGCTAGCGAAGCTGGTCGATTGGGACGGGCCGAACGGCGGTATCCGTAAGACCAACGGCCAGGAAGCTATTTTTCTCAAAAACGGCGGCTCGGTCGAGTTCGTAGCCCGTTCTAAGGGTTCGTCTCGTGGTTTCACCGTTGACGTAATCGTCATGGACGAAGCACAGGAAATGGGCGACGACGCGCTAGAAGCGCTAGGTCCCACTACGTCTGCGGCCCCGCTTAAGAACCGTCAGCTTATTTGGACCGGTACTCCACCGGCCGAAGGCATGAACTCCGAAGTCTTTACCCGTATCCGTACCCAGTCCCTAGAGGGCAAGGGTAAGCGTCTGTGCTGGCTCGAATGGTCCATGGACGACGACGGGGACATTCATTCCATCGAACAAATCGCGCAGTCGAACCCTGCGCTTAACATCCGAGTCGGTCTCGAAGAACTCCTAGAAGACCTCGACGGATACTCCGAAGAAGGCTTCGCGCGCGAGCGCGGTGGAGTGTGGAAGTTCGCCGGTACTGAGGCTGTCATTGATCCGGATTCGTGGAATGCGGTAGGCGACGGTGCTTCACTGATTCTCGACCCGGTTGCTTTCGCGGTTGATATCGGACCTAAGCGTGATACGGCTTCGATCGCTGTTGCCGGTCTACGCGACGACGGCCGGTACCACGTCGAAATTATCGACCACCGCAAGGGCACTGATTGGATTATCCCCCGTCTCACACAGCTTATTGCCCAGTGGGAACCGGTTGCGGTAGTCGTTGACGGACCAGCTTCGTCGGTTGTGCCGGAACTCGAACAGTTGAAGGTACCGGTTTACAAAACCACGGTGGTTGAACTCGGCGTAGCGTGCGGCATGTTCTACGACGCTGTTATGTCGAAGACGCTTCGGCACCCAAACCAGCCGATTCTATCTAACGCGGTAGACGCTGCCCGTCAGCGTCCGCTAGGCGATATGTGGGCGTGGGGTCGTCAGCTTTCCGAATCTGATATTACGCCCGTCGTTGCCGTAACTCTGGCTTTGTGGGGCTTCGTTAAGGCTAAGCCTCGAAAGAAAAAGAAGGCTTCCGCCAACACTAAAATGATGGTGCTTTCTTAATGGCTAATCTAATTACGGTTAACGGACTAACCGACGACGAACAGCGACAGCTAGACAAGTTGCTGAATAAGTTGTCCAAGTTCGAATTCTCGAACAAAACAAAAGAAGCGTACTACGAAGGCGAACAGCGCGTAGCCCAGCTCGGTATCTCGATTCCGCCTAAGGTTCTATCGTCTATCCGTACCGTGGTCGGCTGGTCCGGCACTGCGGTTGACGTTCTGGAAGAACGCCTAGATTGGCTCGGATGGGTCGAGTCCGGTTCGGACTACGGTCTATCGGAAATCTTTTCGGCTAACGATCTGGACGTTGACGCGGGGCTAGCGCACCTTGATTCGCTGATCTACGGAATTTCGTTCGCTTGTGTCGGCACCGGTGCGGATGGGGAACCCGACCAACTGATTACGGTCGAGTCCCCTCGCAACATGACCGGCGAATGGGATGCACGTACCCGCCGGTTGTCGAGTGCGGCTATCCGGTATGTAGACCCGGAGACCGGTACGAATATCGGCGCGACGCTTTACCTCCCGGACCGGACTATTTTTGTAGAGCGCCCGAATGAGGGCGTGACGTGGACTGTCGTAAACCGGGATGACCACAACCTAGGACGTGTGCCGGTCGCTCCCCTGGTGAACCGTCCGCGTGCTTCGCGGGTTATCGGCCGGTCGGAAATCTCGCACGCTGTGCGCGGGTACACCGACGCAGCGGTTCGAACCTTGCTCGGTATGGAAGTGAACCGCGAGTTCTATTCGGCCCCCCAGCGTTGGGCTGTAGGCGTTTCCGAGGAAATGTTCAAGAAAGCCGACGGCGGGACGCTTACCGGCTGGGAAGCGATCATGGGCAAGTTCTTGGTTGCCCCGTTCGATGAGGACAACCCCGAAGCCACCCCATCGGTGGGCCAGTTCGCACAGTCGCAGCCCGGCCCGTACCTCGAACAAGTTCGTGGTCTAGCTCAGATGCTTGCGGCTGAATGTGCCATCCCCCCAACGTATCTCGGGTTTGCTACCGACCAGGCGGCTAGCGCTGACGCTATTCGCGCGATGGAATCGCGTCTGGTTAAGCGCGCTGAGCGCCGTCAGGTGGTGTTCGGGAAGGCGTGGCTAGAGGTGGCGCGTCTGGTCCTGCTGATCCGAGAGGGCAACGTACCCAAGGGATTTGATACCGAAGTAGCGGTTCGTTGGCGTGACGCTGCTACGCCGACTCGTTCGGCTGCGGCAGACGAAGCGACGAAGCTTGTCGGGGCTGGCATTCTTCCGCCGGACTCTCAGGTCACCTACGACCGAATCGGGTTGACCGACGTTGAGGTCGCCCAGGTCGAGAAAGACAAGCGGAAAGCTCGTCTCGTAGAGGTCCTAAACCAGCGTACCCAGCCAACTACCCCCGGAACGGCTCAAAGTCCGTCCACGGGGCAGCCAGGGGGCAATACGGCCGTTCCTCAGGGTAAGGCGTGACCCCGGCAGAGTTCCGGAAGCTACTCGTGACCTACGAACCCGCTTACCGGATTGAAATCGGGAAGCTGTGGGCTCAGGCAAATGTGATGTCCCCGGCTGAATTCCTGGTGTACGCCGAGGAGGCGTACCCGGAAATCATGTCCGCTCATCTCGCGGTAGCCGCTGAATTGGCGGCTACCTGGTATGAGGAATCCCCCGGGGATGAATCGTTCGCAGCGGTACCGGCTGAACTACCGCCGGTCGAACAGTTGCAAGCGTCCCTGCGTTGGGCGTTGTCCACACCGGAGAGCGAGAAGAACCTAGACGGTTCGGCTACTCGGATGTTCCACGATTCGGCGCGTCGAACGATTGTCTCGAACGCTAAGCGTGAGGGCGGTTTGTGGGCTCGGGAGGCTGAGCCGGATGCGTGCCGTTTCTGTCAGATGTTGGCAACTCGCGGTGCTGTGTATGCGTCCGACAAATCGGCGCTCAATCACTCAACCGGTCCACGGCGTAGCCGGAAGACTCTCGCACCACCCAAACACACCGATGATGCGTATCACGACCATTGCCGGTGCACAGCTGTAATGGTCCGCCCCGGTGGTTCGTACACGCCTCCGAAGTATACGGAGGCTTACGACCGGGATTACCGGGTGGTTATCCGGGCTCTCGATAAAGCAAAGCTTCCGCACACGGTGGGAAACGTCATGCGCGCATATCGCGAGATGGATAAGCACAACTAATCAAATCGCACCTTCGGGTGCGTATGGGGAAATAGTTCAACGGAAGAACAACGGTCTCCAAAGCCGTATATCCGGGTTCGATTCCTGGTTTCCCTGCAACGCACACACGCAGCGGTCAATGCGTGGTTCGGCCGGTTCAGGCCACCAGACATGGTTATGGAGATAAAACAAGTGAGCGACGAAAACGCTAACGCCCCGGAATCTACTCCGGAGTTCACCCCGATTACTTCGCAGGATGATCTGAACAAGATTATCTCTGAGCGCGTTAATCGCGCTAAGGCTACTACAGCCGCACAGTTCGCGGGATTCGAAGAATACAAGACCAAGGCTGAGCAGTTCGATCAGTTGGCGGAAGCCAATAAGACAGAACTGGAAAAGGCTACCGACCGAGTGAACGAACTTACTCAGGAGCTTGAAAAAGCTAAGGCGGCTAAGGCACTCAGCGACCTAGCGGAAAGCAAGGGCATTCCCGTTGCTGCGCTAGATGGAACTCCCGAAGAGCGTGCCGAAGCTATCGCGGCACTTGTTGCAGATGCGGGTAAGCCCCGCACTCCTGCGCCGGACCCGTCACAGGGCCGAGCCCCAGTTACGCCACTTAACGGCGACGGTCTAGAGCAAAAGCTTTTGGCCGCTCTGAATCTAACTCGCTAATTCAAAGAGAGCAATAAATGACTGTTGCACCCGGTACTACTACGCCACAGACCCGGGAGACTCGCACAGACCAGTTTGACGCTGGTTTCCTGCGTCCCGAGCGTGCGGCTAATTACTTCGAGGAAGCTCGAAAGTCTTCGATCGTTATGCAGATGGGTCGTCAGATTCCGGTGGGAATTAACGGCCAGGAATTCGCGTACTCGACTGCGAAGGCTACCGCCGGATGGGTCGGGGAAGGTGGGCGTAAGCCAACCACTGAATCGGCCATCGCGCTAAAGAGCTTCAAGCCTGCCAAGATCGCTGCTATCTCCGTCGTTTCGGCCGAGGTTGTGCGTGCGAACCCTGGCAACTACATGGAGATTCTTCGCGCCGACATCGCGGAAGCTTTCGCTATCGCGTTCGACAACGCGGTTCTTCACGGAACCAACGCGCCAGCCGCTTTCGGTGCTGCGTTGGATACCACAACTAAGAAGATTGAGCTTGGCACTACAGCCAAGGCTAACGGTGGGGTTTACGGCGATTTGGTCGCCGGTCTTAAGCTCCTGGTCGATGACGGTAAGAAGCTAACCGGTCTCGCGTTTGATAAGCGGGTTGAGCCTACTTTCCTTGGCGCGGTGGACAACAACGGTCGCCCACTGTTCGTGGAGTCGACTTACACCGCCGGACAGTCGGTTGTGCCCGGACACATCATCGGTCGCCCTGCGGTGCTCGGTGACAATATCGCTACTCCGGTTGTAGCCGGTACCCCGAACACTGGCGGAATCGTTGGTTACGGTGGCGATTGGTCGCAGATCGTTTGGGGTGTTGTTTCGGGTCTGTCGTACGACGTTTCGACTCAGGCAACGGTGACTCTGAACGGTGAGACTGTCTCGCTGTGGGAGAACAACCTTGTTGCTATCCGTGTGGAGGCCGAGTACGGCGTACTTCACAACGGTGTAGAAAACTTCGTCGTATTCACGGATAACACTATCTGATATGCGACTACGTGACCCGAAAGCGGGCACGGTCGTTCACGTTGGGGATGCTCAGGCCGCTCGCTATTTGGCGAGCGGCTGGGTTGACGCTGATAGCGCTCCGGAGACCGAAACAGATTCTCCCGAGCCCCGTAAACGCGGCCGTCCCCGTAAAACAGACAGCTAAGCATTGAGGGCGTTAAATGGCTATTGAATTCAATGTAGACGCCGACCTACGCCCCTTCGCCCCGGATATCGACACGGCTAAAGCTAACATCATGATTGCGGACGCTTTGGCTATGGCTCAGGCGTTCGCACCGTGCATTTTCGAAGACGGGTTCACCAACACCGCTGCGGCTAAGGCAATCATTCGCGGAGCTATTCTCCGATGGAACGATGCCGGTACAGGCGCTAACACGAACGACATGCTCGTTGCGGGACCGTTTACCAAAATGGGTACCCACGACAACAAGCAAGTTCGCAAGGTGGCTTTCTGGCCTTCGGAAATCAATGACCTACAGAACTTGTGTGAAGGTCGTACCAACCGTCGTGCGTTCACCGTGGATTCGTACCCGGTCGCAGACACTTCGGTGTCTGAGCCCGATTGGGGTGGTTGGGTATGACGTTCCCTACCCCGTACACGGTCCTCACAGAAGCGTATTCGGCTGGTAGTTACGACGCTCACGGCAACCCGGTTGACTCGTGGGCGGCTCCGGTACAACAGCGGGTTATCGGCTGGTATGTGCCGGTAGCTATTGAACCGAAGGTAGCCGGTCGGGATGCGGTAGTCGTTGACCTTGCGTTAATGGTTCCGCCGGATTTCATTATCGGGCCTCTCGACCGTGTGACGGTCGCCGGGAATTCATTCGAGGTGATCGGATACCCGGAGGATTACACACACGGTCCGTTCGGATTCAACCCCGGACTAGTGGTGAACCTTAAGCGGGTTGAGGGCTAGTGGATACCAGCAAAGTTCGCATCGAATGGAACGATAAAGCGTTCGAAGAACTACGACGACTACCCACGGTGAAAGCGGAACTGTACAAGCACGCGGTAGAAATCGCTACCGAGGCCAACGAAGCGCATAACGCTAAAGGGTATATCGCGGTTCAGGGAGAGGGTAAATCCCGTTCCCGTGCTGCGGTGGTTACGTCCGATGGTCACTCTATCGCGTCGAACCAGAAACATCACACTCTGGAAAAGATCACCGCCGAGAAAGCTATTTCATGAGTGAGCTTGTCACTTTCCCGGATGTTGAGGCTTTGTGCGTAACGGCCCTGAATGGGTTTCTAACGGACGCGCGTGCGTCTACGAAGGTACCGAACCCCCGACCGGCGAAGCTTGTCCGCGTGTCCCGTATCGGCGGACCACGGCGCAATGTCGGCATCGACGCACCGATTGTGTTGTTTGAGTGCTGGTCGACAGATGAAATCTCAGCGCAAGCGCTCGGCGCGAAAGTTCGCGCGTTCGTTTCGTCTATGGACGAATACGGCTATGAAGCGTCCGGGCTAGTCAATTATCCGGACACAGAAACCAACCTACCGCGTTATCAGTTTCAAGCGGGGTTGTACCTAGCGGCGGAACCGCTGCAAATCTAATTTTCTCTAGGAGACATTCTTTATGTCCGCTAATTCTGTAGCGAAGGTTTCCGCCGGTAAGCCCAATGCGGCCGGTGGTATCTACATGGGAACCACTTCGGCAACCATGCCCACTGATTCGGATACTGCGGTAGCCGGAACTTTTATCAAGCTTGGACTTGTGTCGGAAGACGGTCTAAAGGCGGCTGGTGACCGTAAGGTCGAGTCGATTAAGGACTGGTCGGGAGACATCATCGCTCAGCTACAGACTGAGCATTCGTCGGCTTTCACATTCACGCTGTACCAGGTTTACGACGCTGACGTTCAGAAGCTTGTGTTTGGTGACGCAAATGTCACTGTCACTGCGGCCACTGAGTCGAGCGGAACCAAGATGACCGTTACCGAAAACGGTGCGGAACTTGGCTACCGTTCGTTCATCTTCGATATGAAGAACGGCGCGAAGACAGCGCGGTTCGTGCTTCCTAATGCTCAGGTTTCCGAGGTTAAGGAACACGATTACGTAGCGGGTGCCCTACAGGCTTTCGATATCACTGTTGAAGCTTACAAGGATGACGCCGGTAACAAGGTTTACCGCTACTACGACGATGGCGTTTTCACCGCCTGATAAATGAACTCCGGCCGGGGGAAAAGGGATTCGCCCCCGGTCGGTTCTTCCAGGAATCCCGTTTGTTCTAGTAAAGGAATCCAATCATGCCCCCACGTAAGAGCACTCCTGTAGAAAAGACCGATTTCACTTACACGCTGGAAGATGGCTCGACAATCTCGCTTCCTGCGTTCAATTCGGTTAAGCCTGGTCTGATTCGTCGTATCCGCAAGCTGTCGGACGTTGACCAGTTCTTCACTGTTCTAGAAGAACTAGCCGACGAAGACACAATCGTGAAGATTGACGACATGGATCACGAGACATTCGAGGATTTCCAGAAAGAATGGTTCAAGCACTCAGGTGTTGACGTGGGGGAATGATCGGCCTTCTCGACATTATCGACGCTCACCCTGCGGCTGTAGAACGTGAGCTTATGTCGATTGGTGAGCGGCTACGGTATCTCGGTACCGAGCGGCTCACCTGGTCAGACTTGAAGGTCGTTATTCAGCAAGCCGCCCCGGATTCTCCAATCGTCCGCGCGCTAAACCCGGACGCATACATTTGGACTAACACTAATCAGCTTGTAGCTGATATCGCGGATTCGTTGCACTGGTTGTGCTGGACGAAGACCAAAGGCGCTCAGAAAAACCCGCCTGAGGGTATGCCGAATCCGATTAAACGCCCCGGCATTGTCGAGCCCAAGGGAGAAGTTTACAAATACGACGTTATGCCACAAGACGACATGTTGGCGTGGCTTGGGTGGGATGCACCCACCGACTAATAAGGGATTCACGTGGCTATTGAAATCGCAACCGCGTACGTCTCCATTCTCCCGTCTACGGCACGGCTTAAGCCCGCGATCCGTCAAGCCCTGAAAGAAGTTCAGGCGGAAGCGGACCGTAACCCGGTAGAGGTTAAGAGCAAAACCGATAACCGTGCGCTACAGGCGACGGCTAAGGCTCTCTCGGGTATCGGTGCCGCTTCTGCTGGTGTCTCTGCGGCCGGTGCCGGTATCGCGGCTATCGGTGGTGCGGCCGGTCTTGCCGCTGGCGCTGTAGGCGCTCTGGGCATCGGTATGGCTGCGCTCGGTGGAGCTGCGGCGGCTGGTGTTGCAACCGTCGCGGTTGGTGTTCACGGCGTCGCGGACGCTTTCAAGGCTGCAAAGGCGGCTCAGGAATCTTACGCGGATGACGCTGCGGCTAAAGCGAAGGCTGTCGAGTCAGCACAGAAGGGTGTTACGTCTGCGCTGCGTTCTCAGCAGTCGGCCGAACGCCAGCTCCGCGACGCTAAGCGTGCCTCTCAGTCGGCCGAGGAAGACCTAACACGTACCCGCAAGGATGAAACGCGGGCACTCGAAGATTTGAACCGTCAGGTTGCCAAGGGCAAGCTTGACGAAGAAGGTGCGGCTCTGGCTGTAGCCGAAGCTGAGCGGGACCTACAAAAGGCTCGCATGTCGTCTACTGACCCGCTGGAAATTGCGGATGCTCAGCACCGACTAAACGAAGCGCTTTCGGATCAGCAGGACGTACTAATTCGGAATGCTCGCACTCAGCAGGAAGCTAACGAAGCTAACGCCAAGGGTGTTGAAGGTTCCGACAAAGTTGTTGCTGCGAAAGACCGTGTAGCTAAGGCTAATGAAGGTGTCGAGACTGCACAGCAGGCGGTAGCGGATTCTAACGCTCAGCTATTGGAAGCGACTAAAGCGCTTTCGGATGCTCAGAACCAGTCGAGCGCGTCCGCTAAGAAATACGACGAAGCGCTTTCCAAGTTGTCTCCGAACGCTCAGGCGTTCGTACAACAGATGGTTGCGCTTGGTCCGGCTATGTCGAACTCGCTGGGAAAGCCAGTTCAGGACGCGCTATTTGCGAATCTAGCGACCGACTTCGCGAGCCTGGCAACTACCTCGATTCCCGCTCTACGTGAGGGTATGACAGGCGTTGCCGGTGCGATCAATAACGCGGGTCGCTCGTTCGCTTCGTTCATGTCTCAGGCTTCCTCACAGGACGCTATTCGCGCTGCGTTCGCGGGTACGCGAGACGTAATCAACGGTTCTATCGGTGGTATCCAGACTCTTACTCAGGGTCTCATGAACATGACCATTGCGGCTCAGCCAGCAATGGCAAGTATCGGTAATTCCATCGGTGTCATGTTCGGCTCGCTCGGTAGCACCCTGACACAGCTTGCTAATTCGGGTGCGCTGACAACACTGTTCCAGAACTTCGCGGGGATTCTCGCTTCGCTTGGTCCGACTCTTTCGGGCCTGGTCAATGCGCTAGTGACAATGGGTAATGCTGCGGCTCCCGGTATCGAAGCGTTGTTTAACGCGCTGGGTCCGGCTCTACAGAATATCGCTGGTCCACTGGGTCAGCTCGGTAATCTGTTCGGCCAGGCGCTAGCAAGTATCCTGCCGACTCTCTCGCAGCTTATTTCGGGTCTGGCTACCGGGCTACAGCCGGTTCTACCGATCATCGCTCAGTTGCTTAACTCGCTGGGTACTGCGCTTATGCCGCTGATCGGTCCTATCTCGCAGATCACTCAGGTATTCGGTACCGCGCTGGTTCAGGCGATTGACGCGCTCGCTCCGGCGGTTGGTCCGCTAGGAACCGCTTTCGCTTCGTTGGTGAATGCGCTGGCTCCGATTCTGCCGCTGATTGCTCAGGTTATTTCGATGTTCGTTCAGGCGCTCGCGCCTGCGCTAACAACGATCTTTAACGCTTTCGCTCCGGTAATTCAGCAGCTTGTTTCGCAGCTACAGCCGATTTTCCAGCAGATTGCACCCGTCCTCTCGCTGGTCGCGAACACAATCGCGACGGTTCTAACTCAGGCGCTACAGGCGCTAGCTCCGGTTCTACCGATCATCATTGACGCTTTCATGCAGTGGCTACAGGCCATTATGCCGCTGATTCCGTCGCTAATGGAATTGGTTCTAGCGGTGCTGCCCGTGATGGTTGAACTAATCAACTTGCTGGTTCCGGTAATCGGTAAGTTCGCGGACGTACTTTCGTGGCTCGCTACCAACGTGCTCGGCGGAATTCTAGTGCCGATCCTACAGTCGGTAATCGGGTTCCTGGCTAATGACCTAGGACCTATCTTCACTTGGCTGTGGCAGGACGTAATTCAGCCAGCTTGGACCGGTATCGGCTCGGTCTTCTCGTTCGTTTGGAATTCGATCCTAAAGCCGATCTTTGGTGCTTTCGGCGAAGCAATCCGAATTGCGGCGGGAATTCTCCTAACTGTTCTTATTGCTCCGGCAATGATCGCTTGGAATCTATTCGGCGGTGCTATTAAGTCCGTCTACAATTCGCTTATCAAGCCAATCTTTGAAGCTTTCGGCGATTCCGCTATGTGGCTTTGGCAGAATGCTTTGAAACCAGCTTGGGACGGAATCGGAGCGGTAATTTCCGGAGTCTACGACTCCGTGATTAAGCCGACCCTAGACGGAATCCATGTAGCCCTAGATGGGCTCGGAGATTTCTTCCAGTTTATCTGGGATAAAGTAATCTCGCCCGCCTGGTCCGCACTGGGTACCGGACTGAAATTCGTCTACGACAAGGTGATTTCACCGGTCTTTGACGGAATCAAGTCCGCGCTAGGTCTCGTTAAGGATGCGTTCAAGACCGCTGTCGATTACATCGGCAAGGTTTGGGACGGTATCAAAAAGGTAATGGCCGATCCGATTAACTTCGTGATCGACAAAATCCTTAATAACGGTATCTTCGCTGCGTGGAATAAGGTTGCTGGGTTCCTGCAACTACCCGAGATTAAGGGTATCGAGCCTATCAAGCTCGCTACCGGTGGTTATGTTTCGGGTGCGGGTGGTCCAAAAGACGACTTGATTCCTGCGATGTTGTCGAACGGTGAGTTCGTTCTGAACGCGGCTACTGTGTCGCGTATCGGTGTGGACAACCTAAACCGTATCAACGGTGGTGGAACCGCCGATGGACTCGCGTCGCTTGTGCCTAAATTCAATGCCGGTGGTGAGGTCGAAGCGAGCCTGATCCGTGCACACGAGTTCGCCCGTTCTATGGACGGTCGCGCTTACCTCATGGGTGGCGAAGCTCCCGGACCTACCGACTGTTCCGGATTCATGTCCGCTATTGCGGACGTGGTTCTAGGCGGCTCGGGTCATGGGCGCTGGTGGGCAACTACCGCGTTCCCTAAGTCTCAGGCTTCGAACGTTACTGCGGGTGGTCAGCACTGGGCCGGTGGGCTCGGTAAGGGATTCTCTATCGGTGTCCTGGGTGGCGCTGATTCCGGCGGAGCTAACGGCCACACGGCCGGAACTCTAACCGGGGCCGGTAAGTACCCGACTATCAATGTCGAGTCCGGCGGTTCGCACGGAAACGTTGCGTACGGTGGTCCGGCTGCGGGTGCGGATTCGCGCCAGTTCCCGACTCAGTACCACTTGCCGTTCATTGACGGCATGTTCGAGTCCGGGGGTTCAGGCGGGGGTCTATTTGGCTCTGTAACGCACTGGCTCCGCGACAAGGTAGGTGACCTATTCGAGAAGCCCGTTCGGGCGCTAGAAGGGCTAATCCCGGTCTTCCCGGGTGCCTACGGTGCGACACCTAAAGCGGTCTACCACAAGATTGCCGATGCAACTATCGACTTCGTTAAGGGCAAGGCCAGCAGCGAAGACGGTAACGCGGGGCTCGGTGTTCCGGGTACCGGTCCGGTTCAGGACCAGGTGCGCCAGGCGTTCAGTCGTTACGGCTGGGGAGACGGTGACCAGTGGGCTGCGGCTGCGTGGATTATCGCGCATGAATCGTCGTGGAACCCGACAGCACGTAACCCCGAATCGGGGGCGTTCGGTCTAGCTCAGTTCCTTGGGTCGACTAAGGATGCGTACCTACCGGACGAGAACCCGAACCCGGGTGTTCAGGGTGACGCTATGGCTCGGTATATCCGTGACCGTTACGGCACTCCGAAGGCTGCACAACAGTTCTGGATGGCTCACAACTGGTACGACTCCGGCGGTATCTTCCCGAACAACTCGATTGGTATTAACCAGTCGGGTAAGCCTGAGGCTGTTCTTACACACGATCAGTGGAAACTATTCACCAAGTTTGTTGAGCTTCTAGGCCAGGGAAAGCTAAGCGAAGCTATCGGTTCGCTTAACAACGGTCCTGCGTCGTCTCCGGTAATCGTGGTACAGACGGGTAATCCGAATGATCCGAACCCGATTACGCCGGTTGCTCCGGGAACTCAGCTCACCGCTGAGAACGTAACCCAGCGCCTACAGGGAATCGGTTCGGACTTCGTTTCGGCGAATGTCGACCAGTTCCTAGGCGATATCGGTACACGTTCCTCGGGTGGTGCGGTTCAGGAATTGGTTAAGCAAATTCAGACGGCTATGGCTCAGCAGATCGCACAGCAGCTAGCACAGCAGCGAGCGCAGGCGGCTCCGTTCGTCGGTCGCCGCTAATAGACGGGGAGGGTCGGGTATTCCGGCCCTCTTCTTTTTCATGCATCCCAGAGAGCTTAAATGGACACAATTATTCAGGTCGAGTCTTGGGATGGTCAGTTCTGGACTATTGCCGGTCAAGGCAAGGGAGACCGGGGCGTATGGCTCGGCGAAGACGTTTCCGGATTCTGGTACGCACCCACATCAACGATGTGGAATTCCACCGCGTTTCAGGATGGCGCAGACTTCGGCGGTACCCGCGTAGACAAACGAACTCTTACGTTCGACGTGGAGATTTTGAAGACTCCCGGCTCTACTTGGGAGAAGAATTGGAGCGACTTTATTCGGGCGTTCCGGACCGACCGTGAAACTAAAATCTGGTACGAGACCGAAACGTCTCGCCGGTTTTTGATTGTTCGTCTCTCGAAGAACGCTGATATGCGTCCGAAAATTGACCCTCAGCGGTCGGGACATTCGACAGTCACTATCGAAGTGGTTGCCGGTGACCCGTACTGGTACGAAGACGTAGAAGTATCGGAGTTCATCGCGGAGACCGACACCACCGTTTCCGGCATGGAGAACGGCACGGTAGCGCTCTATAACGAGACACCCCTATTCATGTGGCCGGTGTGGGTTTTCCAGGGCACAGCGGGGATTGTGTGGCGTATTCCGGACTGGTCTTTCGGCCAGGAAGCTATGCATGACCGACCAGACGGGGCGGACGCTACCCGACGCATCATCATGGCACCGACCATCGAAAATGAACACGTCGTAGTTGACGTTGACCCGATGGCTAAGAACGGCCAGTTTAATTCTTCGCTAGACACTGAATATCAGCTACGTATGGGCGGTGTTCGGTTTATGTACCCGGTTCCGGATTACACCGGGACGAAGGCTAACCCGATTCTATTGCCGGTGTCTGTCTCTGGCGCACCTATCGGGGCTGGAATCCAGCTTCGTATGCGTCGCGCGTGGCCGACACCTATGGGAATGTGGTAATGGCAACAGTAGAAACAATCGACTTCGAGGCCGTCTATCAAGACATCGTTTCGCGTCTAAAGAAAGACGAACAGCGGCGTGAATCTACACCGCATGTTCAGATTTGGAACGGCGACTGGGATTACGTCGGAGAAGTACACCGCGAGATTGCCGCTTCGTTCCAGCGGCTAGACAATGAAACCGGTATCGGAACCATTGAACTACCCGCTTCGTATTACCTAGCCAAGTGGCTTACCGACTCCAAGAGTCGAGCCGGACACAAAAACGTATTCGTTACCGTGGATTACCAGGGAATGCGTTGGTCCGGAACCCTTGACGAAGTAGAGCAGAAGAAAGACAACACCGGTTATCGCACCGTTGTTGCGACCTTCTTGCACGATTACGAACACCTAAAGCACATCCTGGCATATAGTAACCCGTTCCTCCCACCAGAATTGCAGTTCCCCCGCATCTGGGTCTGCCCCCCGTCTGTAATGGGCGGGGGGCAGGCCGGGTGCCTTAAAATGTATTCTGTTTGGGCCTTCGAAATGGGCTCTAAAGCTAACGCTTTTGGTCAATCTAATGCGCCTAGAGTCTTCGCTCTGGGCTTTGCCGGATGACCCGCTAGACCCTGCGGAATGGTTCAATTTCGACCAGTCCACTTGGTCTCAGGTCGTAGCGCCACTGAAAATCGAAGACGATAACTCTCAGTTCTGTATCGGGTTCTCCCGGTTCAAAGCTATGCACGATGTCTCTAAGAAGATCGTTGCGGACGCTCAGCTTTCGTGGATGCCACGCCGGTACCTCGAAGGTGACCCCGAGCCGTGGCCGGGCGCTAATTTGCGCCACGGCACATTGATCTGGGACCTGGTAGACAATTCGAACCACACCGAAGAAACATCGTTCGGTGGTTCGGTGTGGACGGGTCTAGAGCGTGCGTTTGTGAACATCGCAGATGACGGAATGACCGAGGGAATCGACTACATTTCCGATCCAACTTTCCCGGCCGAATACTCGGAACCGGGCTGGACGGGAACGATTGCGTGGGCTCCCGGAATCATTCTCCGCGACGGTGACTACACCGCGATTTCATCTAATTCGTTCAAGTGGAAGCCAGCCACAGACGTTGGCTTCGTAGCCGGTGGTCATTCGATGCCGGGTGTAAACGAAGCTATTTCGGCTGCAATCCAAATGGCCGGTGACCTTATCGCGATGATGATCGGTGTACCGCCTATCGGTGGTGCTACCGATGCAGTGCTAAAGCCGCTGTACACAGACACGGTTCTAGCGTTTATGAAGTGGAAAGACATCGGCCGTGCTCAGGATTTGGGTTGGTCTCATTTCCACGAAACTTGGTGTGATGGTTCCGACCGTGCATACACGCTTAGCGCGCTAATCGCGCTGCGCTCCGGTATGTGGCGAACACGTGAGCAGATTTCACACACCGTCGAAATTACAGACGGTTGTGAAGGTCTCCGCGTAGGCGCTAACGGATACGGCAACTGTGACATCGGTACACGTATCGGTGTGACCGTTAAGGGATTCGGTCAGCCTGGTCAGGTTTGGATTGACCGCGTATCTGAGCTAACGCTCGGATGGGCTCGGGACACTACACCCGGATTCAAACTAACCGTTGGCGCTCGCGTAATTGAAGACCCGGTAGTCAAGGGCATGGAACTTATTAAAGAAGCATTCTCTATGGGACAGGAACTAGGTGTGTTGTGACAGGAATCCCTACACAAGAATCCTGCGATTGGAATAACCCGAGTGAAGCGCTTCTGTGGGCTTCTATGTACATCCCGGTATTGGGTCGGTCTCCGATGGTTTTTCCGCGTTTGATCGCTGAGAAACTGTCGGAGCATTACGACGCTTGCGGATTCGTTCACGTTGACCGCATCGCAGCCCTAGCGGACGAGAACGGGTACATCCACGTAGACCAGCTACCGAAACAGCGACAGAAGCTTGTCCGCCCGTATCGCGGACAGCAGACGGAGCTAAACCCTATGGGTCGCTGGGCTCCGATGGATGAGGAAGAACCCGAGCCGATCGTTATTCAGGACCCGGTTGCTATGACGGTTCATGAACGAGAAGCACAGGTCGAGCGTCTACGGTATCTCGGTTACAAAATCAATGAACCCGAACCGGAGAAGCCTAAGGGTGGGGTCGAAGACCCGCTAGACCTTCCGCCGGAATTCGATCCGGATCAGCATTCGGTTACCGAAGTGAATGCGTATCTACGGATTCTCGATAACCGTACCGAGTACGTACGGGTTATCCGCGCAGAGAAGCGCGGACAAGCTCGTAAAGGAATCTTGAAACGGTTTGACGAATGACACGGTGTTACCCGCTTAAGTTCGGCACGTACACGTTGTCGTCCGGATTCGGTATGCGGTGGGGTTCACTCCACGCCGGACAAGATTTTGCCGCTGCCGATGGCACACCTATTTATGCCTGCCAGGGCGGAACCGTTAAGTACATCGGTTCCGCTTCCGGTTACGGGCAGTGGATTGTCATTGACCATGACGATTCAGACGGTGGCGGGGTTACCGAATACGGGCACATGTGGGATGCGTTCGCTACCGGGCTGCGTGTAGGTGACCGCGTAGAAGCGGGTCAGCTTATCGCGTATGTCGGGTCTAACGGTGAATCCACCGGACCACACCTACATCTCTCGGTTATGCCCCGTGAATACAACCCGAACGCCAAGATTGACCCTCTCCCCTGGTTGTCTGGCGCAGTCGAGCCAGGGCAGGAAGCTAAGCCAATGACAGATATTTTTTGGGCAGACGTTTCGGAATTTCAGGTTCCGGTTAACGACGCTTACCCGTATGACGTTCTAGCTATCCGCTCGAACGATGGAACATACCGGGACAACAACTTCGCAGAGAATTACCGATGGATGCGAGCCGCCCTAGATTCGGGTCGGCTTAAGGTCGGAATCGTTTACGCATACCTTCGCCCTAACTGGGGCGAGACTGCCGACACCATGATTGACATGATCAATCGGAACGGTGGTCTTCACCCGAAGGTTGCGCTAATGCTGGACGTAGAGTCCGGCGGTAACCCGGTAGGTGGTGCGGCTGACTGGATTAACCGCACGTATTGGCGGCTAGCTGACTTCACCGGAGACCGTAAGCGCGTATTCGGATACGCGAACCGTGGTGACTTCGATTCGATGTGGTATGAGCGCCCGGACGGGTTGCTTGTGATCGGTGCCGGATACGGCTCGAACCCTCAGCTCCCCGGCCAGATTGGTCACCAGTACACAGACGGTCTTATCGGTGCCGGTCAGGGCTTGCCTATGGGCGTTGCCCCGTTCGGTAACTGTGACATGAATACAGCTCCGATGACTTCGGATGAACTCGCAGCGGCTCTAGGTGTCGGCGCTCCCCCGGTCAACCAGATTGACCTAGTGGCAGCGGACCAGGCGAACAATTGGCTTGGTGACCGAATCACTCGCGGGGAGAACGTAACCCCGGACGGAGTTGGTCGCTTCGCTCAGTTCGCCAACGGTTACGTGTATTGGCATCCGGACCATGGTGCTTACGCGATTCCTACCCGGCTGTTCGAGGCTTACGCCGAATACGGCTGGGAGGCTGGCGAATTGGGTTACCCGGTTCAGCCGTACACCCACACACCCGAGGGCGATATTCAGGCGTTCGCCGGTGGGGTTCTGTACCGGAAGAACGGCGCGGCTCACGGGTATTACGTCCGTGGCGCTATCGCCTACCGCTGGGCTTCGCTCGGTTGGGAGAAGTCCGTTTACGGATGGCCTACAGGGCTCGAAACGGATCACGACGGGGGCAAGGTACAGACCTTCGAAAACGGGGCTCTGTATTGGAATCCGACCAGCGTAATCGGCATTACTAAGTAAGGGATTAACCACAGTGGTTACTAAGCTAGGTCAGTACATGAAAGCTGTAGAGGCTTTCATCGGTGCGGTGCTCATGGTCGGAACTGTGGTTCTGTCTCAGTCGGCGCACCTACCGACACCGGTTGTTACCGGTGCGGTAGCGGTTATCGGTGTTCTCACAACCGTAAAGGTGTGGCTCACTCGGAATGAGCCGCTGATTGAGGAAGCCGTAGAAGCGGCTGTAGAGCTAGGCCAGGGCGTAGCGTCGGCGGGTAAGACCAAGTAACCCGATGACCGAAGCGACACTTCCTGAAAGTGCTCCGCTATGGCTTTGGGTTCTGTTTATTGTTACGCCCGTCCTGGTAGCGCTAATTACCTACTGGGGTGGGCGTAAGAACCGCGCAGACATTAAAGAAGTACGCGAGCACGTAGCTAATACACACCAAACAAACCTACGTGAAGATATCGACAAAATCATTTCGGGTATGACGGACATTAAGTCCGTCCAGTTCGACCAGGGTCAGACACTAGACCGGATGAACACCCGTATCCATGACGTAGACCGCAAGGTTGAAGTTTACCGCGATGTTGTCGAGAAATTTCTAATTCAGAACAGCGACGGTTAAGACGTGACTACGCCCCGAATCCCAGCCCCGGACGGCTCATTTGTTCTGGGTAGCCGTTACGGGCAGGACATCACCGAAGAATCCGCTAAGCAAATGACTAAAAGCGGTGTTGTCGGTTCTTATCAGAACGCTCAGGATCAGCACAAAACGAATGTGACACTCCCGATTTCCACCACTGTGCGTGGTGTGACCGGGAGTATTACCGGCTCGGTGGAAACAGATGACCCGAGCCAGGTTGGTCCGGCGGTATCTCAGCTCAACCAGACGGTACAAACCGGGGCTCAGCCGCCACAGGTAACCATTATCAACACCACCCGGTCTTACACCCAGCCAGCCGGGGCTAAGTCGTTCACGTTCGACGTATTCGGTGCCGGTGGAGGCGGTGCCCGTGGTCCGTCTGTATCCGGCTCCGGTTATCCCGGCGGCTCGGGCGGTATCGGCGGATGGCAAGAGGTAACTATTGCGGCCAGCTCGCTACCGCCAACGTTTATGTGCAATATCGGTGCGGTCGGTGCTGCTGGCACAGCGGATAACCAGGCTGGCGGGGACGGTGGAACTTCGTCAGTTACTTCGATGGACGGTTCGGTTATCTACGTTTCCGCTACCGGCGGTAAAGGTGGCCGTCCGGTTGCGTCCGGTACCACACTGCCATCTACCGCGTTTAACGGAATGCCAGGCTCCGGCAATATGACGTGGAGCGTTTTGTTCCCGTTCGGTGGTGGATGCGGTGGTGCTCGTGGAATCAACGGAGACGTAGGTACATCCGGTTACAACGGTTCTAACGGTGCCGGTGGTGCTGGGGGCACCGGAGGTGGTGGAGCTGGCGGAAACGGTTCCTCGAATATCTCTGCGTCGATTCCCGGTGTCGGTGGCTCCGGTGGTGGCGGTGGTGGCGGTGGTGTCACCGGTAACGGCGGTAAAGGCGGTAAGGGCGGAACCCCGGCCGGTGGCGGTGGGGGTGGAGGCGCTTTCTACGCCGGTGGTGTGAACGGCAACGGTGACACTGGCGGACCCGGACAGATTTGGATTCAAGCTAATTTCTAAGGAACTTGACAATGGCTGACTACCGGTGCCCCGATTGCAATTCGTTTGAAATCTGGGACTTTGACGCTCCCGGGTTTGAGGATGCTTCCGCCGAGATGATCGCGGCGCACGAAGCGACCCACCAGTTCCAGCTAGAACACCATGACGGAGACGTGGAAAAGATGCAGATGCAGCTACAGAACCCGTCTCTATTCGCAGCCACCTACGGGGCTGAGTGACTATGGGTATGGGATGGAAACCGATTTTCGAGGTTATCAACCTCTCTAACGGCGACTGGATTTACTCGCGAACCAGCCCAACCACTTTGCCATCTGGCACTACCGCTCAGATCGTTTGGGCGAACGGGGTTACGTGGGATGCGGTGGTGGACGGAAACACCGTCACGTGGCGTGTAGAGGCTGCGTCTGTAGCTCTCGTGCCATCGGGCACGGCTTACTCAATGTTCGTCCGGTACCCGAACACGACTACCGGCACAACCGATGACTACGAATGGAAGAACGGACGTTCGTTCCGTCGCCCGTAAGGAATTATTAATATGGCTTTGCGTGTACTCGCTACCGCTAACGCGGCGGCTCAGGACTGGGCTAATAAGGGCGCTACGTATTCTCTGCACACCGGTAACCCCGGCGCGTCCGGTACAGCTAATGAGGCTTCCGGTGGAGGATACTCCCGACAGACAACTACATGGGGTTCTCCGTCTAACGGTGTGATTACCGGTTCGCAGATTACGTTTACTGTTCCTGCGGGAACCTACACGCATATGTGCCGGTGGAACGGCACAACCCTGCTGGACATTATCGACACGGTAGACGCAACGATTAACCCGGCCGGTGAAATCAAGGTAACACCTTCGAACGACGCTAACTACGTAGCTTGGGTCTAAGACATGACGGAAACATTTCCTAACCCCGATACGGCTGTGGTGATGTTTCCGGTTGCTGATTCCGTAGCCGAGTCTTTCCCCGGTGCTGGTTCCCGAACAATCGAGTTCCCGGCACCGGATTCGGTAACCGAATTGTTTCCCGGTATGGATTCGGGAATCGCCGTGTTCCCAACACCGCCGATCGTTACCGAACAGCGCCTAGCGCAAGTAATCATGGACATGACGCCATCGGCGTCGTGGATTGTTATTCCGTGGCGCGACGCTGCGGTATTCATGGGTATGTCTCCGGGCGCTACGCCATTCGTTTCGGTAGCGGTCAATGCTCCCGTGTTTATGGACTTCACGCAGTCGGTTACGTACGGCGTAGCGATGGACGCTCCACAGTCAATGAATGTGACACCTCAGGCTGTGGTTACCCCGGCAGTGTCAACCCCTGCTGTGGTCTCGTTCGATCAGGTAGCTAACGGTAACCCGGATTACATTGACGTGATTGTGGTGGCGGATGTTCAGACCGCTATGAATATCGCGGCTCAGGTTCAGTTGTACGGCTTTATCGGTGCCCCGGTCAGTGAGTCTGCTGTACCGGATGCATTGGTTAAACCGTCTCCGTCGATTACGGTTCCGGTGTCTATGGCTATGGTTCCGAACGCTTCGCTTACCGTGGTCACGTTCAAACCGTCTGGCATGAACAAGTCCGGTTCTCAGACCATCACAGCTACGAGTAGCTATACCCAGGTAACCGGTTGGGTTGCGGACACCACGAACTACCCCGGCTCTACCGTGTCGAGTAACGCTCTTGTCATTCAGTCCACCGGTACAGCCAAGATCAGCGCGAGTATCACCAACACGAACAGCAACAGTTCCACGACAACTACATGCCGTATTTTGGTGAACGGGACAATCGTTGCTACCGGCTCGGCGTCCCCAGCGTCCACGGGTTCGTTCCCGTGGACGAATACATGTACGGCTACATGGACCGGGGCGGTTACTGCTGGTCAAACGGTTACTATCGAATTCGATATGGCGCTGTTCGCCAGCGCAACTATTACGGCTGGTTCGGTCACTGTAATTAATGCTGGCTAACGCTTGACATTGGCTCACTCTCTCGCTTAATCTAAGTACACAAGCAACGGAGAGGAACCGGGAACATGTGGACAATCGAATTCGGTAACAACGAAACCGAGACATTGACTTCGGCGACGGAACTTCTGGACTTGGCGCTGGACTTCGCAGACAGCGGCACCGTGTGGCATATGGTCACCGGTCCGGATATCGACGGTATGGACGCAAACGACTGGCTCAACGCAATGACTATGGAGTGACACCACAACAACTAAACCCCCGCTTCGGCGGGGGTTTTTTGTGTCTAAACGGTCTTAGCTAAGAACTTGACATTGGCTTACGCTTAGACCTAAGCTAAGGGCATGGCAAAGATGACACAGAAGATGCGGCGGACGCTCGAAGTTCTCGAACCGATGAGCCACGGCATTGATTCCGGTATGACTTGCGCCGAAGTGGTGGGTAGTGGTGGCACTCAAAGTTGCCTCTACACGGCGGTTAAGAAACAGTGGGCCGCTAAAGAGTCTTACCGACAAGGGTTCTACTCGGATAACCCGAACGCAGCCCCCCGGTACTATCGGACCGCAGCGGGCACAGCCGCCCTCGAAGAGACCGACAACTAAACCCCCGACTCCCCCGGCTCCGGCCGGGGGTTTCCACCCGACAGGAGAAACACAGTGCGTTTGGTTTTCATCGCCCCCGGCCAGGAACCGAAGAAACTGGAACTCGACCAGAAGCCGACCCTTGCCAAGCTTTACGAATTGCTCGGGTGCAATTACGTAGAGATGATCCACGTCACGGACGAAGTTGTTATGTGGTTTGACGAAGACGGTAAGGCTCAGAACAAGCCCGTGAACCCGGGTGCTACGTTGCTTCTCGAATTCGCGGGTGGGATGCCGGGTGATTGGGTTGCCGGTCCGGTTCTCATCACCGGCATTGACGGTAGCGGGGATATCTGCGAACCGGATGTAGAGTCCCTGAACCGAGAGATTGACGCTTACGCTAAGCAACGGGAGAACTGAACCACCGACACACAGCCCCCGGCCCACCGCCGGGGGTTTTGTCGTATGTAGCCTCATGAGACTAGGCCAGAGCTAGTGTGTAGCCTTGCGAGACGTTGTAGCCTCAAGGGACCACTACCTAGCCTTGAAGGGGGAACAGTGGCAACCAAGTACGGGAAGTACATCCGGCAAGCCCGAGAAGCGGCCGGACTATCGCAAACGGAGTTAGCCGAAGCGGTAGGGGTCGAAGGGAACCAGGTCAGCCGGTGGGAACGTGACGTTAGCCCTCCAGGACTAGAGAACTTCGATCGCATCGCCACGGCCACCGACCGAAGCCTTGACGAACTCGCCGGGAAGGTGCCGATCGGTATCGACCTCTCCGGCCAGTGGTTCGCCGCTTGGGAGACGTGGCGGCTCGGTCTCCGGGTAATCAACACCCATGGACTAGTCGCTACACACCACGGCGAGCGGGTCAAGTTCGAGGCAGACGGGGATTATGAGTGGTATGGGGATTTCCGGTTCCGCTGGCACCAACTCAAAGGCGATTACGTTTCCACCGAAGCGGGTCGGCCCGCCGGTGGGGTTATGTTCCTGCCACTCACAGCAGACCGGCAAACCGCTTTCGGCCCGTGGGCCGGAATTACCGGCGAAGGCAAGATCGGTAAAGGCTGGGGAGTTATCTCCCGCTCGGAATCGTACGCGAGCGACCTACTCAAAAAGTTGATTCACGATCCGGAATCGGTCACAGAATGGCCGATCGAATTGGCAGGGGTTTAACCATGCGAGTTTCCGCCCACGGTGACCGAGCGATTTACCGAACCGACTTGGGGACTATGCGTGCCACGTGGGAAATCCGCGCGGGTATCCCCCGGGTGTTGTTTATCAACGATCACACCTCTAAGCGTCCCCCGTTCCGGTGGCCGGATGAACCTATGCCCGCTTGCAGAACCGGTCACATCGCGTTCGGACCCGAGGAATACCCGACGCTCGCTGAGGCAATCGTGTTGCTTCCGGAGTATGAGACAACCTTGTGGGAGCACGTACGGGCCGAATACCGGGCTGAATCGGCCCCTAACGGAGTTCCGGCGTGCGCTGCGGGTCGAACCCTCACCGAGGAAGAACGGAGGCTTATCCGTGAGCGTGGCTGACCTTCGTGTCCGGCGGTTCGAGAAAGCGGTTACGAACATGCGCCGAGTGTCGTACATCTGGGAGCAAGCGGGTTGCCCTCAGTCCGGGCCGGTGTATGACGAACTCACCCAGGTACGTATCGAGTTCCAGTTAGCAGACAGAGCGTGTCACGGACCGCAACCTGAATAAACGAGAAAGCCCCCGTTCCGGCGGGGGCTTCTCTATGTCCTCAGTCTTCCCACGAATCGGGGGTTCGGATCACTATTCGTTTACCGTCCATCCCGAGGATTACCCCGGACTCTCTTAGCAATTGTCTACGGTCGGTCTCCGGATCGTTCCACAACTCGCCGTAGGTTTTGCCGACACCTACGTCTACCCACCTAGCCGGGGTCACCGTGTTTTCGCTTAGCTCCCGTACCCGCTTAGAGAGCGCGAGCATACGGGTTTGCCAAGCTTCCTCATCATCCACGATTCCGTTATCCGATTCCCACTGCAAACGCTGAATAGACTTCTTAGCTGTAGCTAGCTCAGCGGACTTATCCGAACCGGGGATAAGCTCACGGCGGGTTACTTCCCGGTTGGCGTGGTCTTCGAAGAATTCGTTTAGCCGCCGGTCGACTTCCTCCAACGTCACCGAACCCGGACACCCGGGGTCGCCACCGCACCGGACATACGTGTAAGTCTTCTCGGTGCCATCGCTTAGCTTGTTGGTTCGGTTGCGCCGACACAGCGACGCACCACAATTCAGGCACACTGAATACCCGGCTAATGGGTTGTCCGACAGATTCCGCCACTGTCGTTTCTCGGCACGCTCGGATAGGTACTGTTGCAACTTGTCCCACTGCTCATCGGTGAACGTGGCCGGTGCCATCCGGATTAGGTTGCCCTCGGCGTCTAGAACCGGTTGCTCGGTGCCGGACACCCGAGAGACCTTGATTCCTTGCGTTCTGAGCGACCGGAGGATGGTTCGGAGACCCGTTACCGTCCACTTCGGTGTTCGTCCACGAGCGTTCGATATAGAGGTGGTTTTGCCCTCAGCGGTGAGCCATCGGGCTAGCTGGGTCAGAGTCCAGCGTTCATCGACAAGCTTCCGGTACATGTCGTGGAGTAGCGCGTAGCCTTCGGGGTCACGCTCCCAAGCCTTGCCCTTGCCGGACGGGTGCGGAACGGTACGGAACCCGAGCGGTGGAGAGCCGGACCCTACGCGGTCCGTTACTAACAATTGCTTAGCTCGGTCTTGTGCACGAGTCTTGAACCGGTTCAGTTCGATTTGTGCGAAGAACGCACCGATGAAAATAAAGAACTCCGCTAGCTGAGCTTCGAATGACCCTGCGTCCTGGTCGCGGTAGTTGAGAACCAAACCGTCTCCGGAGAACGCGAGAATCTTTCGGTTCGCTCGGATGAACTTCGCGAATTCGAGACAGTCATCGGTAGACCTAAACGCCCGGTCGATTTTGTGAAACACAATCATGTCCCACTCGTGTAGCCGCTCCGGGCGTAGCCACTGCCCAAGGTCCGGCCGCTCGAACGGGGTAGTCGTTCCGGCGGACACGTTCAGGTCTTCGAACTGGCCTACTACCTCAGCCCCCTTGCCGGTGGCATACCTGGTGTTCTCTTCGTGCTGGGCTATGTGGGAGACCTTCTCGGTACCCTGAACGTGGGACACGCGAGCACCCACTAGGGCTCTCATTGCCTGGTCAGTCATGTTGTCAAGAGTAGCATCCGCTACAAATAACGGTTGCCGCTCTTGGCAACTATGGGCATGACCTCAGGAAATCCAGTTGTAGACCGTCTGTCGAGCGGTGCCGGTCTCGTTGATAATGGCCTGAGCCGATACCGGCCCGTCTTCGTGGGTTCCCTGGTGTGCCGCCCGCGCGGCTGCGGCCATGTACCTAAGTACGTTTTCAACCTCACGACGCGCGGCCTGCAAGTCATCCCCTAGTAGCTGCAACGTCCGCAGAGCGTCAATCTCAGTGGTGAACTCGAACACGGGGTCACTAACCCAGCTAACGGAGTTGGCACCATCCGGATACAAGTCTTCTGGGCCGGTAATAAGGCGGGTGTCGTTCATGGCTCCCTCCAGCGTCGGTGTCTAGCGGTAGACACGTTACCCCCCACCACACAAACCTGTCTAGTGATAGACTAGTTTGTATTAATACAATCTAGATACAAAAAAAGAGCCCCCAGCCCGAAGGCCAGGGGCTCTCTTACGTATCCGATTGGGCAATCGGCTGGTGTCGCACTTGGTTAGTCCGACGCTCCCGAGCGTATCAGAAACGCCAGTAATGGTTAGGGCTGAGGGAGATGTACAGGACATTCAGCCAGCACACGCAGATACCCCACATCGCATGTTTGAACAACGAATGCCCCTGCTGTGTCCGTACGTACACGGCTCCGTCTTTCGCTTGCCTCATCCTGGTTTCCTCCCTCACGGCTGGTGAGGTCAAGATACCACCCGCGATACGCGCTCGGCGAGACTGCGAAGCGCGGTACGCGGCTACTTGTGTCGGTGTCACGGCTCCCACCACAAATCTTTCAGGTCAGCCAATATCTGAGCCTGAACGTGCTTAACACGCTCGTTCACTAGCTCTTGTTCGTCCGGGTCGAGCCCCGACATGTGCTTAGCGACCGACGCTGAGTGAGGGTCGCGGGACATGGATTCCTCAACGATTCGGTAAGCAATCTGCCGAAGGTTCTTGTTTATATCCATGGTTCCTCGCTTGTCGATTGAGCACGGGCTACCCATTCGATTCGGTTGCCGGACTCTTTACGCACTTCGTAGCTACGGACACGCCCAACGAAGATCACTGTTCCGTCTTCGTCAACCATGATCATTTGTAGTGGCTTCACGGTGTCACAACCCTAACGATTCCAGCCCCCGCAATAAGCTTTGAACAGTCGTAGCAGGGTTCCCGCGTGACATATATTGTCGCGCCTTTAAGGTCTTCGCGGTCGCAGTAGAGTAAGGCGTTCGCTTCGGCGTGGATTGCAACGCATCTGCCGTTTCCTGCTGAATAATCAGCTCCGGGGGCACAGCCGCTTTGGCGGCGAGGGCAAGACTCACAGCCCGGCATTCCTCTAGCAGCGCCGTTATATCCGGTAGCCCGAATTCGCCGGTCTTTGACGACGACTGCCCCGACTTTATCCCGTTCACAGTCCGAGCGAGTCGATACCGTTTTCGCAATCGCAATGAAGTACTCATCCCAATCGGGCCGGGGGCGGGCCGGGATTTCTACTACATCCACAACCCGTCCCGAGCCGTCTACTATTTCGTATTCGGTCACATTCGTTCCAGTAGCTCTCGAATACTTCGAATCTCTTTACCCAGTTCGTCAATCCGGGGTTCCATACTCCGGGCAAGGTATGGGTAATCCGGGTAACAGTCCAGCCGATCCCTAAGCAACCGGGTAAGAGCACGTTCGTGCATCCGAAGAATCTTCCGAACCTGTCGCTTAGCCCTGCGCTGTTCCCACGTCATCGTGCGTCCCCCACTACGTGAAGTTCCTCAGCCGGAATGTTGTACTCGCCGTCGATAGCCTTAACGGCCATAATCATTGTCTCGGTGTCAAATCCGATGATATGCCCGAACCGGATAGGCAACCGCTTAGGGACGGGTTGCCACCACACCGCGTACGGCAGCGGAGTGTCATAACGAACCATTGCCATTAGGCGATTCTCCTATCAGGGGTGCTGAATGCTCGGGACCAAAGTCTCAGGCTTAAAAATCACCGTGTAGTGATCCGGACTGACCTTCGCGCTATCCAACTGTTCGACCATGTATGTAACGTTGTCGGACAAACCCAAGTAATGCTTTTTGTACGTATCCGGACCGGTTTTACAGGTAACTTCAAGCTTCCGATCACCCGGCTCGATAGAGCACCGACCCTCAATCGTGAGCATGTACTTATCTGTAATACCGTTGTAGAACACAATCCGACGCTCAATCTTGAACTGTTCGGAGTCTTTCGAGATGTTCTCCGATACAACATTCGCGTCGGAATCTACACAGCCCGCGAGCACCGACACAGCAGCGATACCCGCAAAGCAGGCCATAGCAAATTTACGCATTGGGATTCTTTCTTAGTCGTGACTTGCAGTCATCCAGTTATCCCCGGCCGGACCAGACGACACAGGGAACTCAATTCGTTGTCCGCCGTAGCGGGGTTCAAACTCTGTTTCCATTAATCCGATGAGGTAATCTCGGCACTCTTCCCAGTTTTTTTTCGGCACCGAGAAAAGCATCGCGTCGTGAATCTGGGCTTTCACCCGACGCAGGACATGAACCGGCATACGCAGCAAAGCGTCACAAACGATTTCACGGGTACCGTTCTGGCCTTTGAGTGCCGGGGCTTGTGTGAACTCTCGACCCTTCTCGACCCAGAGTTTCCGGCCCCATTCGTTTGTTACGTATCCGCGCTGGGCTTCTTTCCTAACCGCGTTCTGCCAACCAACCAGAACATGAAACGCTTTGTTCATTCCCTCGCAGAACACTTTCGCGGTACTGAGCGGAAGACCAGACGCACGGGCCAAGCCCTTAGGTCCACCACCGTAAGACCAGCCATGCCCGAGAGGCTTAGCCATCTGCCGATAACCCTTAGGGTCGGTGTTAACTACTTCCTCTCCCCAAGCGGCTAGCGCGTTAATCATGTGACCATCGGCACCGGGCAGGAACCTCTCGGCGTATTTCCGGTCACCCGAGTACGCCGCAACAATCCGAGCATCAGCATTCGAGTAGTCGAGTTCTATCAGAACTTCGTCCGGTGAATCGGGAATAAAATACGACTTCTCTACCGCACCTTCGCCCCGCGACGTCCAGATAGTCAAACCAGGTTTAGTGGTCGACCAACGGCCGGACCGTTGGAGCATTGTGATATCCGGGTGAACCTTCCCGTCCGGGTGGACGGAATCTAGCGCGAGCTGAGATAGCGACCGCTGACCCTTAAGCTCGGCCAGAGCCCTACCCAATTCCTCAGCCGGTGTGCCTTTGGTGAGGTTAATCAGCGCCTCACCACCGAGCGACGGATTGCCGGTAGCCGTACGCGGCCAATCGGTGCGAGTAGACGGGGTAATACCGTGGTCCGCAAGCGCAGCCATAATAGCCGCCTTGCCTTCGGTTGTAGCCCACGGAGACTTACCCTCAACCGGGAACCCGTACTTCTGTTCGAGCGAATCTAGGATGTCTTCGCGCCGAACTTCGAGTTCGTCCCTACGGCGGGTAGCCGCCTCGATATCGACCCGCATACCGTTACTCGAAATGATCGCTTTCCGGGCCGATATGCGCTGTTCCCGCATCGCGTAGTCATCCAGTGGCCCGAGCTTTAAAAGTGCCTTAGCGACCGATCTAGAGGCTTCTACGTCCCCACGGAGGTAATCCCGGTAACGCTCATCGTCCACCGGGATACGGCCGAATCCCATATCCAGCGGAGACAGTTCCCGAACCCACTCGACCTCAACCCCGCTACTCGGGTCTATGTAGTTGAACGCTGGTTTATCCGGTGCGAATTCCTTAGCTAGTTCCTTAAGGTCATGGGTTTTACCCGCTACACCCAACTGAAACGCTTGTTCGTCCAGACCGAACCACCGTTTCATTTTCTCGGGTGAATCGGCCAGCACGGTTTTACCGTGCCGGTTGGTGAACTGGTACGGGGCCGGGTGTACTAGCGCTGCATGGTCCCACGTGTCGTAAACACGCCCCTGGTCCGTGAGTTCGAGCGGTTCGTTCGACTCGTGTCCGAACACGGCCTTCAAGTCGAAGGCATGAATATTGTGCCCGATGATGAACCGAGCCTTACGAATCTGCGCTTTGAGTTCTTCGAGGTCGGTAGTAATAACCACCTCTCCGTCATCCCATGCGTACCCGATGAGCCGAACAAATTCGCTCGGCTTCATCGAATACAGCAACTCAGCGGAGTGTGTTTCTACGTCAAAAATCAAAGTCCGCTGAGCCACGGGCTACATCCGTTCGTCTATTAGGTGGATGAGTCGTTCGCATTCATGAGCCAGCGCCATGCATTCACGCGCATAGTCCAACGGACCGCCCCTATCGAAGCTGTCCCGAGCCCGATTCACGGCTGCGTCACGTAGGGCAGTGAGGCGGCTAATCGTGTTTGTCACGGCTTAACCTCTCGGTGGTAGATATCGCGCACGGTCCGGGAAATAGTCGCCGGGTTGACGTTGTAGATACGCGCTAGCGCAGCCTGAGAAACAGCGGTGGTTTCCCACAGCTCCCGAATCTGCGCTACCTCACGCGCGGTAAGCTTCTTGCGGTTGCCGTACCGCAGTCGGACGCATTCAGCTCCGAGCCGGTTATTCTCGGCGTACAGCCGATCTACCGTCTCTTGTTTCTCGTCTAGCAACGTTCCGAGCTTCGAGTTCTGATCAGCGAGAAAGTCTCGCTCATTCTCCAAATCGGTCACTTCGGTAAGCGTGTACCGGGTTACCGGACAGTTGTCACTCACGGTGCTTTACTCCCGTTGTCGTTGAAGGCTGCGAACGTCTCTGGCGCTTCAAAAAGCGCCAGAGTCTCCATCGCGTAAGCGATTTGGGCTACCTCGTACTGCGGATGAGACCCAGCGTCGTAAGTCCGAAGCTGTAGAAAATGCATAAGCGACCGGGCGTTAAAGGTCATAACCCCAACAGTCATGGTGTTAGACGGAAGAGCCATCCGGGCGACCTCACGGGCAATGCCGTCGCTTAGCAATTCCTGGTAAGAATCCCAAGCAACCTGACATGTATAACCCATCTGGGCCGCCATGTTCCCGTGCTGTTCATCGGTGCCGGACTCGATTCGGTATTCCATCGGCTTACCGACTTGTACAATCGGCCGACCCTCCGGCGGTACATAAAACCGGGGGCTAAGCTCCCGATACCGGCCGGACTCCCGAGAGAGCGAAGTACCTACCCGGTGCTGTTGAATCTGAGGCCACACGAACAGCGGGGCTTCGATTCTGAACGTGATGTGCATGTGCTCGAACGGCACGCCGTGACCATCCCGGATAAGCGCCCGGATGAGCCCCCGACGCTCCTCCGGAGTGGAGGAAGCGCCGAGGGTGGAAGTCCGAGCCGCAAGTACCGGTTTGGTGTCGTCAAAGTCGGTGTAGAGAACTTCGACATTCATCCGGTCTACGAACTCGATTTCACTCATTCGGAATCGGTCTCCAGCGTCGAAGTGAGTTCGACCTCATAGAACGCAACCCGGTCCGCGTTGTACGAAGTCATCTTGTCGAAGCCTTCGATAACCAGAATCCGAGCACCGATATCCACGGCCATAACCCCGGGATGCTCGTAATAGGTACCGTCATTCATGTAAATAGTTGACGTGTAATCCTTGGGGCTGGGGATATTGGCTTCGCCGTTAGCCCGCTCTTTGGCAGCCTCATCCTTATTGAACTGGCGGATGATGTCTTCGAACGACATTTCAGACATGGGATTCCTTTTGGTTTAGAGGTTGGTAACCGGCCGGGTGCAGGAATACGCACCACACCCGACCGGGGTATTACTGAGCCAATGTCAAGATTGGCGCATCACTTAAGCCACATAGGCGATTCGCCCGAGCCCTGCGGGGGCATGTAGGCACGCCAGGTCTTACCGTTCTTCGAGCCGGTCTTGTAAGTCCAGCCAGGAGGGCATTCCGGGTCACCTGCCTTAGGCTCAGGCTTAGCCGCCGGGGCTGCGTTTCCGCTTCCGCCGCGTGCTGGTTTATCCCCGTCAACCAGAATGCCGAAGCCCTTACCGAGCTGAGCGGCCAACTCCAACAGTTTCTTAATGTCGTTGAAGTTGTCTTCAACGGAACGCTTCAAGTCGCTAGCGCTGGCGGCTCGAATCGAGACGGACGGGGCACCGTAGCCCGCTCCACCCTTGAGAATCAGAGTCGAGTAGTTAGCGTCACCGGGCGTTGCCTCGAACGGTCCGGCGTAATCGGCGGGTGCATCTACGGTCGGGGCTTCGGTCTGAGCCTCATCGGTCGCAGGGGCGAACGGGTCAATAGCCATAATTAGGGTTCCTTTTGTCTTCCAGTAGTTGATACGTTTGCGGAGAATCGGAGCGCACTCCGTCACTGTCCCCCGCTCCACCACGAACCCGGCACAAAACCGGTCCGTGGTGACTTGATATAAACCGTCTTTCATCGGCCAGCGATACGCGCTAGCCAGTGATACGGGTCGATTCGGTTCGGTAGAAGGTTGTACAAATGAGCGATAGTCACAACCCCGAACAGAATCGTTAGCCACCGATGGGCTTCTAGTTGCCGGTCTACTTCCTCGCTCAGTAGCTCGCCAGGCTTAGCGAGCACTTCGTGAACCGTGACTAGACCGAACAGCAGTAGCCACGCTCGGCGCGCTGTCAGCGGATAGGACATGCTCCGTTCGCGCATTCTTCATCTACTCCGTCCGATACCGCTTTAACCTCAGCCGCTAGGTACTCGGCTTCGGTGATCCGTTCGTAAGGTGCCTGCGGCATAGACGATTCAGGGAAGATGGTTGCACCCTTAAGACGTCCGCCGAACGGTTCAACCGTCGCCGCTACCAATTCGGCCCACTCTTCGACAGTGAAACCGTCCACCGGTCCGCGTAGGTTCGCTGTGTACGAAACAGCGTTATCCGCCCAGTGTTTCTGATACACGGCTTGCATCCCTAGCATTTCCTCTAGAGACAAATCATCGGCCGCCTGAACAATCCGGGTGTGCCCCGGGAATCGTCTCTCTACCTCTGCAATAAGCGAATCCTCAGTAGGAATAGATACCACCCAAGTGTTAGCCGCATATTGGTCTTCCTCCACTTCGTAACCGTCATTCGCGTAACGGAGAACCGTGTCCGCCTGGTCCGGGTCGAGCTGAGAGAACCGGATACGCCGAATGAAGTGCTTAGCGAAAATCGGGTGAATACCCTCACTCACTCCCGCGAGCTTCGCAATGGTCCCTGTAGGGGCCACTGTGCGAAGTTTGACCGGCACCGGTATACGAAGCTCCCGGGCGAACTCCGCTGCCTCACGATTGACATACGAAGCCATCCAACGGAGTTCGTCTCCGAAGTCCCGGCCGGTGGGTAGGTTCGGGTTGGTTACATCCGAATACCGGATTCCTCGCATAGCGAGAAACGAAGCGGTACCCAAGTGACCAACACCGATACGCCGGTTACGGTCGAGCACTTCCCGACTCTTAGGGTCACTCACCGGGGCGAAAGTAGCCCGGATAAGGAACCGGGTAATCAACCGGTGCGCTTCGCTAAGCGCAGTCCAATCTACCTCCCCGCGTTCATCCACGAATGCGGCAAGATTCACATGCCCAAGATTGCACGGCTCCCAAGCTTCAAGCGTTATTTCCCCACACGGGTTAGTGCAGATGACTTCGTTAGGTTCATCCTCGTTGCTAAGCGACGAATCCCAGAAGCCCGGCTCTCCGTTCTTAGCCATGCCTTCGGCAATGGCATTCATCACCAGCTGTGCATCCAGTTGGTGAATATTGTCTTCTGGGAGTCTCAGGCGTCGCCAGAACTCCGAATCGACCTCAACACTGATATTGGTTGTCCAGTGTGAACCCGAGTCAGACTTAATCCGGATGAACTCCCAAATCTGTGGGTCTTGCCAATGCATCATTGCCATACGTGCCGACCGGCGGACACCACCGGCAACCACGCACTGAGCTATAGCGTGGTCAATCTCCATAGCGGAGATACCGTCGATACCGCGACCAACACACTCGTTCAGGACTTCCGCGACCCGAATAAGCATCTGTGCCAACGGAACCGGGCCGGACGCAGTACCGCCGAAGGTTTTGAGCTTCGCTCCCGCCTGGCGGACCCGGGACACGTCGTACACCCGGTGGTAATGCTCCACATTCGGACGGTGGTAGGTGTCGATGAGGTCGACCAGCGCAGCCGCCCAGCCTTCGCGTGAGTCTTCGATCTGGAACGCGCCGGACCAATCAGCGTCATACCGCTCGGAAAGCACCCCAGCAGCCCTCAGGGCTTCGTAATCCGGGTGGTCGGTGTCGCAGACTACCTCTACCGAATGCGGGTGCTGTACAGGCGAATACGCTTCGAGATGCGAGTTCGAGTACGACGCACCTACCCCGCCACCTTCCATGAGCCGCATAAACGTAAACTCGAAGTGCACGGATGGAATCTCCGGGTCCCAGCCGCTAACCCAGCAATTGAACAGATGCTGGGCTTTCTTCACTCCGGAAGCCCACAAGTGCCGACCGGCCGGGAGAACCTTAAGCTCCGTCATGTAGTCGATAAGCAACTGGCGCTCATTCGGGAGATGATACCGCTCAGGTACTAGAGCTAGGTTACCGTCTACTACACGTTCTACGGTCTCCGGCCAGGTTTCTCTACTGCCATCCGGTTTAGTCCGGGCGTACGTCCGTTCGTAGACGATTTGGCCTGTCTCGGTGAACTTCACTTAGCGATCCTTAGTGCCTGCTGACGGTATCCCGCGCTAATAGTCTTCGCGTTAACGGTGAAAGCCATCCCCTCAAGCAACCGGAGAAGATCACCGGCATAAATCTTGAATACCTCTCCGGTCTCCACGTCCCGGAACATGGGCAAGCTAGCCCCGCTCCGCGCGTAGGAAGTTGTTACCGGCTCGATAGTCCGCTCTTTGAAGTCGCTCACTTCGGGTTCTCCCCTTCGAATACGATCGAGCGCATTCCGCCCTTTTCGATTTCCCGCCAAAACCCGTCGAATTGTTTACCCTGTAACAACTTGATCAGCTGTTGCGGGAATATGACGTACTCGGTTCCGGTGTCGATATCCTCTAGAACGATGTGCTTCGATTTGTATGTTTTCCGTTGGCCGGATACAACCATCCGGCCGAAAAACGGCTTAGGTTTCTCCGGGGACATAATCAGCCCTCTCATTCGGGTAAAGCTCCGGGCACACCGAAGCGCGGTAATTGTCGAGTCGAGCCATGCCCTGTAGGTCATGGTCGAAAATGTTCCAAACCGGATTAGGTGACGGCTCGGAAATAACCCCGTGCGTGACCGGCAACGGGTCGGATTCGTAGAACGCCTCACGCTCTGCTGGATTGTCTATAAGCGCCAGGGCGATACTCGCGGTTGGATCGGACAACCCACCCGAGCCCTTACGGGTGCTCGGGTCGATACGGATATCGTGCTTTTTATCGTGGTCACGCGCTTCGTCGCGCTGAACCTGGTTGACAATCTCGGTTAGCGCTCGGTGTGCGTCCTTAAGCGTCTGGCTCTCCGCGTTGCTCTGCGGAATAACCATCAGCACATACCGGGATTCCAGAGCGGTCGCATACCGGTGGTTGCGACTGCGAAGACGCTCCATAGCGACCGGCATAATCCGGTTGAGGTCCGTATTGGTACTACGCACCTTAAGGGAATCCTTAACCGATTCAATCGAGTAGACAGCCTGCCCGGAGAACACATACGAATCGGACACGTCCGCACCGAGAATGTTGTTCGCCTGGTTGGTTGCGTACTTGATTGCTTCGGTCTGGTTATCGAAGCTCTCGAACTTCCGGCACACGTACGGGTTTTCGAGGTACCAGACCCACAGCGCATTCTCTACGTCGTCCGGCTCCAAGGTGGTAACCCACTTGGCATGTGCAGCCTTCGCAGCTTTACGGAACACCTTGCTTAGGTCGACTCGCGCCATTGTCAAGTTTTCGACCATTCATAGCTCCCAAGTTCGGCCGTCAACCGTGAAACGGTTACCGATCATCGGAATGATTGAAGGCGTTACGGTCTTACCGTCGATATCGAGCGTGGCAAAACCACGCTGCCAATTCGCGGTCCCGGATTTCAGGTAATCCGCTAGACGCTGGTCCATCATGTGACCAACCTCTACACCGGTTACCGTCTCGGTTTTACCGTCGTAGCCTCCCGTATCCGACATGATTCCGAGCCGGTGCGTGTGACCCATGATCACGGAGCGTTTGAACTTCTTAGCCGCGTTCAGAGCGGTAGCACCCGCGTTCTGAGAGAGCCGGATACCGCCCTTGTGGCCGTGCGTGGCAACCCAGCCGGGGGCGACGTCGTAGAACGGTCCTACGGTCTCGATACCGTACGAATCGAAGTCGCAGAGAACGTCCACGTCGAACGCCCGGGTACCCGACAGCGCGGGAGAATACTTCTCCAAATACTCTTTCGGGCGGAGGTCATGGTTACCAGGAATCAACTTAGTCGGTTTGTCCGGGTACACCTTCCGGAGTGGGTCGAACAAGTCCCGCTGAGCAATCCGCACATCGGCGTAGATTGAGCCTTCGAATTCGCCCCGGGTGTCTTTGTTCCAGCGCGACGGCTGCGGGAAGTCGAGTACATCCCCGGTCATGAGTACTTCGTCCGGCTGCGTATCCCCAATGAACCGGATAATCGCCTTGACGGCTTTCCGGTCATGGTAGGGGATATGCACATCCGGAATGATTACGATTCGCTTATTCATGAAACCTCTTCGAATGGTCCGGACCGGTTTACAGCGTCACTAGTCGCGTATGTCTGCTGCCAACCATCACCGGGGCTCTGGTAGAACACGCGCAGTTCGTCTCGGTACCATTTGTCACCGTACTTATCGACAACGACTACGCCCGATGGCACATCGCTAAGCCGTCCGTAGACGTTCGGTTTCTTAGTAAACCCTGCGATTACCTGAGTTACCGAGTCATCGGTACCGGACTCGATACGCCGAATCTCGCGGTTGATATACCACTGAGCCTTACGAAGGTCTTCCAGTTCGGTGTCCGGGTTCTTCTTACCGGCCCGAGCGATGTACTTAACCGCGTTACCGCGATTGAAATTCAAGTGCTCGGTAATGTCGATAACCTCAGCACCGTTAGACCATCCATCGGCGTAATGAGACGGGTGATCAACGTTGTCTCCGCCAGGGTTAGCGGTTGTGTCGTAGATATCGGTCATTAGACGTACTCCCCCTCGATTCCGTCCACGGTGGCCGCTGCGGTAATTTCTTCCATCGGCCCAAAGGCTCCAATAATGTCCTCAACCGCGTTGTAAAGCGTCGCTCGCCAATTGCCCGAGTCCGGGAATCGGAAGCCCCAAACACCATGGTGGAATTCCCAGATATACCCGCCGTCGTCTATATACCGCTTAGTGATGTCCATTATTTGATCCGCTCCAATAGCGCTTTAGGTCCCTCGCTAACGACGAGAGAGTTAACGTCTTGCTTATCCGGCATCGGGATAATCTTCGAATTAGGCAGCGTCTTAGCTACCGTCTCAGCGAACTTAATTCCGGGTGCGTCTCCGTCCGCGAAGATATACACGGTTTGGTATCCGAGAAACGGCTCCCGGAAATGCGGCTGCCAAGAAGTAGACCCCGGAATACCGACCGTAGGAACACCACAAATCGACGCGGTAAGCGCGTCTAGCTCACCTTCGGAAATACCTACAGTCTCGGTGTCCTGTAGCAACGCAAGCGTGTTGTACATACGCGGCCGGTCATGCGCTACGGTGCGGTACTTACCGTGTTTCAGCGCTTTACAATCGTGGTCTTCGATGCAGCGGAACCGGACCGAGACGACATCCCAGCCGCCCTCAGCGGAGCGGCGAAGATACGGAATAGCGAGCATCCCCCGGTACTGCTCATGACCAATTAGTGGGTCGGCCACGTATCCCAAGCGGAATTTGTTTATCTCCTGAATCACCGAATCCGCTTGCAGCCCCCGATTGTCCAAATACTCTGCGGCAACGCTCCCCGGTAGCGCTGCGTGGTATTTCGTCGTAGCTTCCCGGAGATATTCGCGCTGCGATTGCGACAGCCTCTCGATAGCTACAGCCCTCCTTGTATCGAATTAGCTTTATGGCATCACCCTTAACCCCGCACCCGAAGCAATTGAAAGCGTCGTATTCGTAGGACACGGTTGCACTCGGGTTAGTTTCGTCGTGAAACGGACAGATGCATTTCACCCAGAGCCGCCCGGTGTTAGCGGGCGGCGTCCATGACGGGTAGTAATGCTGAATTACGGCAGCAATACCCATAAAGCGACCTTCTTAGGCGACGGTGTAACCGGCCCGGCTAAGCGCTTCGGCGTGGTCGAGACCGAAAGCGAAGTACTCCGGAGAGACAGCGCCGATCATCCCCGCCTCATCGGCGGCGAAGATTGCGGAGTGATCGGTACCGGTCTCCGGGTCTGGTGCGACGGACACAACAACGTAGTCGTAGAGACCCGGAATCGGAATAAGGAAATCGGTGTAAACGATCGGATCGCTGAGCCGGTACAGACGCGCGTCGCCCTTCCAGCCGTCAGCGTCGGTCAGAGTCCGGATGAATTCAGCGGTTTTGCTCATGATTGGGATTCCTTTTCAGTGGTTTGGAACGACACGTTCGCCGATAATCGCGAACGCTGGCGGATTGATTAGGTACCCGTGGCCGCGTAAGAACGCTTCTGGCTCGTCCCTGAAATGCCCGAGTACGTCTCTATTGCATTGCTGACAGAGAAGACCACGAATACGCCCGGTTCGGTGGCAGTGGTCGACTGAGAGCTTTTTACGGTCCTTAGCCCGGAACCGGCCACAGATATAACACTTGCCGTTCTGAGCGTCGTAAAGTAGCCAATATTCGGCGGTAGATAGTCCGTATGTATCTAAGATGTGCTTAGACCAGGAATAGTCACGCTTATTGAACCTCCGTGCCCTGCGGTGCGTGGCACACAGCAAGGGCTTACCGGTGGCTTTCCGACGGGTGGTTACTCCCTCTTTCTGACAGTCAATGCATGTCGGTGTCACAACTTCGGACCGTCGTGGAAGTCCCACGTTCGGCCGGTCGGATCGGTGTGCGGTCCGTCGTGTGCGAATTCGAGCACGCAATGAATTTTGAAGCTGTGCAGCCCCCGCGCTTCCGGAGGTCCGGTGAATACGTTCTTAGTCCGGACCCGGTACCCGTAACACGGGATAGGTGGCTTCATTTCGTCTGGGATACTCTGAGCCATTGTCAAGTTAAACACCTACCAAATCGGTTAGTTGCATGTGTTCGCCGTCGAATTGAAGCTCAGCGAATGACCGCCCCGAAGCGTCGGTCCGGCCGCTGCGTTGCTTCACGGTGGAGACACGTATAAGCGTCGGACCGTAATCCGAGACAACCCGATGCATAGTGAGCACCATTTCCGGAACACGACCAATCTGGCCTTTGAGTCCCGAGAGCGGAATCGGTTTGTCTCCGTTGTTGTACTCGCCGGTGACGTGATGCAGACCCATCACGAAAGCGCCTGTACCCCTTGCCATGTCGTGCAAGTAGTCCATAAGCGATTCGAGCCCCGCGAACGCATCTGAATCGTTAGCGGCTGTTCCGGTCCGAACGTTCGTGATGTTGTCGACAATGATCATTGCCGGGTAATCCCCGTAGACCTCATCGTACGAATCAACCAGCGTTTCGATTCGGTCGAGACTCGGCGAAGAGTCGTACGCGAACCGGATGGGGATGCCCGACATAGGCGTAAACGCCTCTGAGCGGTTCTCTCTCGTGAGTCTTTTCGCTTCCGCGTAGTTGCACCCGGAGAGGATAGAAACCGACCTAGAAACCTGCGTGAAGGCGTCGGAGTCAGCCGAGATGTACAAGCACGGAACCCGAGCCTTAAGCGCGTACGTGAGGGCAAACACGGACTTGCCGGTGCCTGGTCCGGCTGCGACTAGCCCGAGCTGGCCCCGGAGGAACTGGGTATCGTTCTGCGCCAGCGCTTCGAACACCACCGGCAACGGCTCTCCGGCCGGACCTCGGATACGCGATGACTGTACAAGCGTGTACACCTACTCGTAGCCCCATTTCATGTAGTCAAGGAACTGGATGTAACGGGTTGCTACCCGGTCCCGATAGCTAAAGCTCGCTTTCGGGAGGTATGCCGGGCCATCGGGCCGATGCCGCCGGATCAAAACCGTGTGAATTGACCGGCGGTAGATTTCATTCCGGGAAGTGCGCTCACTCATTCTTAAGCCGTTCCTTAGCTTCCTTGCACAAGTTGAGAACTTCCGTCACGGTCTCGGTTACGTGAATTAACCCATAATCGAGCGCCAGGCCCGTGCAATCCCCTAGGTGCTGAATAGCGTTGATTGCTAGCGGGTTGATCCAGATAACCGGCTGTTTCGGGTCCGAATAGTCGTGGAGTCGGATAAACGCTAGATCCATTAGACCGGCTCTCCTGTCAGCTTCTCGATATACGAAAGAACCGCATCACGAACAAAATCCAGCAAATGACTGTCACCGTTGATTTGCATCGCTTTATCGGCCGCTTCACGCTCGAAACGGTCGAACTCAAGTAGTTCCAGAATGTTGTCCATGACCCTCCTTTGAGCCAATGTCAAGATTTACGCCGCAAATTTGCACGACGAAGCCACGGAGCAAAACCGGCACTTGGCCGGTTCGGGGTCCGGGTCGAAGTCTTCCATAAGAACCCCGTCGTTCATTTCGCCGAAAGCGTCGGTAAGCCGTTCCTCAGACCACGCGGCTAGCTCGTAATCCATCGTGGGTTTACCGGTCTTACCCATCCAATACCGACCCCGCCGGATGTTGGTACCGTAAGTCTTGTTCAGCGCTACCGCGTAGGTAGCAAGCTGGAACTCATCACCGGGCAGGTTCCCAGTTTTGTTGTCAATAACCAACGGGTCAGGAAGACCGACCCTCATTACTGCGTCGATATAGCCTTTGACCCGAACACCGTCCAACTCGATATCGAAGCCAAGTTCGATACCCGGGGTTCCGTCCGGGGCAATCCAGATAACCTCTTCCGGGTGTTTCTCGTACCAATCGACGTATCGGGCGCACTGGTCTAGCCCGAGCTGGTACCGACGCTCGGTGTCCGCCCGGCCCCCGTAGGGGCCGCTCGCGAACCACGAATCGAAGTCCGGTTCTTCCTCGCACATCCGGTTAATCTCCCGGTCGTACTCGGCGGTATACACGTCTTCCATCTCAGCCAGCGTTAAAGCCCTCTGAGAGCGTTCGTAAGCCTCGAACGCTGCGTGGTCGGCAATACCTTGCGCCAACCACGCTGCGGGCCGCTGGGGGCACCGTAGGACACGTTCGAGGTAATACCGGTACGGACAGTCTGTGTACGTCTTGTACTGCGACACGGACCGGTAGGCAACGGTCATTACGCCACCCCCGGAATTAGATACGACAGCATCCGAGCCTTACGGAACAGCATCATTCGGTCGTATTGCTCGACTTCGGCCAGTAGGACAGCACCGGTGTCGCGTACGAATTCGCGAATCTGAATCAGCGCAGGGTGGTTCGGACTGTTATCCGTCCACACCGACTTATATACGAAAAAGAATGTGTCTACGCCACACTGAACCGTGCGGGTGTACAAAAGGCATTCGACCGATACCACAATTCCCGTAGCGGCAATCCCGAGCACCGATGATGTCATGTTCTTCCTTAAGGCACGCTTAAGGGGCGTGCCCAAATAAACTCACCCTCCGGGGTAAGTGGCCGTGAGTATTCATTAAGTCGAATACAAAGATTATCGTCGGATTCTTCCCGAGCGTGGTATTCGAACCCGGTATTCGGGTTGAACTCCAGAACCGAATCATCCCGGAGCAATCGGCGGTGGAAACTACGCACCCGCTTTAGCTCTGTGTCTCGCATACCTTCCCCGCCGGTCTCCACATACCGAGCGTGTGCGAGCAAGTACCGGTAAGCGGACTCGTTACGGAATTGGCTCGGAACCGCCCACGGCATGTTCTCATGCACGGTTTTCCTAGCAGCGTCCCAATGAATCCCGTAACGGTTCGCCATATCCCACACGGCTTGCCGGGAACAACCGACCTCATCGGCTATCGCTTGTGGCCCGCGACCTTTTGCGAACTCTGCCCGAATAAGATCGGGAGAGAGACCGGGCCGGTTGTTCTTCGGTGTGTTCGCCATGTTGCATAGCTTGACAATGTACTGAGCCACGGTCAAGCGGTGGGAATAAAGAGTACTTGACTTCGGTTTATCCCGCTTCGCGGAAGCTAACCCCTCAACCTGTGCTAACGCTGTTAACCATCGCCCCTGCTACCTGTCTGCTAGTGACCATCACCACACGTGATGTCCGTTTCCTATCGTCCGCAAGGTATCTCTTAGCAAGCTCTCAGCGTTAGGTGTTGAGACCTAATCGTTACCTAAAGTAACGTTTGCCAAGTGTTGACCAGGGTTTTTCCGGCAAACTAGGGACTAAGGTCCCTTAGTGAAAAGGAACCTTTCAACTAGACGATGCCCAGTTCCCGTAGCTTATCGGTTACCAGCGTGTCAAGGTCACCAGCTCGACCTCGGAACGAGGGCAGGAACACCGAGCCTTCGGCGTATTCCCGAAGGTCATCCTTCCCCCAGCACACGCAGCCGTATCCGTGGCCGATATTCAGCGGAGAATGCCATTCCTTCGGAATCATGTGCATTGCCGCGAACCCCAGACCCCGGAGGAACCCCGGGTGTGTGAACGCGAACACCACCTGACCCGGGTCGAGCATTTCACCGGGAGACTTGATTTTCGTCCGCACCCGCGCGGTGTACTCGGTGTCTGTAGGCCCTTCATTCCCGTAAGGGGAGTTTTCCCGGATAAGGAAGTCGGCCCACAGCTCGACCTGAAAACCGATCTTCTCGATAGCGAACACCAACGCGACCACCTGTAGGCCACGCTGGCGAATCGCCTCGACTTCCGTCGAACCTGCGGTGGTAACCGAAATAACCAGGCTGATAATCCGGCCAGCGCGCGGCGTATCAACCATGTGGTAATTAATCATGTTCTCCGGCTCACCGGACAAGTACCGGGCAACGTCCACGTCTGCCCCGGACACGTCGTAGTAGCTGAAAAACGCGGGCATGTCGATTTCACGCTCGATAGTCGCAACCTTCTGGTTCGCGATATCCATAGCCTCTACACCGTCACCGGGCATACCGTTAAGCGCCAGCGGAAAAAGCTTCTCCATCGAACGTGCACCGTAGAACTTGCCACCGTCGCGCTTCATCTGGTTATTTCGAAAGTCGATAATATCCTGTCGGTCCTGTACCGCCTCGACCATATCTGCCATCGAATCGAACACGACGTTAGCGCGTTTGCCTTCGACCTCTACTCGCATTGTTTTTCCCTTCTAGTGATCCAGCAGGAAGCACGGATTACCGTGCTCCCCGCTGAAACTTCTAGCGGGCTGCGGGTGCTTTCCCACCCTTCCACGCCTTACCGTTCGGGCGGTCCGCGTTGCGGACACCCTTCTTCGGCTTAGCGTGCTTACGCTTCTGAGTCATGCTTAGGTCCTCTCTTAGCCGTTCAGCTTGTTCCACGTGGACTCATCCAAGCCACGCTTAAGCCGTGCGTCCGAAGCCGCCTCCCAGTTCATGCCAGCGGCCAGCAATCGACCCATACCTACAGACGCGCGAGGCGACACAACCACGTTCAAACCGTGCTTATCCGCGTTCTTACGCATCTTCCGGACCGTCCCAAGAATCCGTCGCTGTAGCGACGTCTCCACGCCTGTAGCGGCAACCAGAGCCGATTCCAACGCTTCGTCAATCTCGATGGTGATCATGGTGAACCGGTCGAGAGTGGCAGCGTCGATAGCCTGTCGACCGACGTAAGCGCGAGTAGCACCACGGCCGTAAGTGTTGGCCGAAGCGACCACCCGGAAATCGTCGTGACGCTTAACCATCTGGTCCGGGAAAGCCATGTGGCCGTTCGCCAACGCAGCGTTAATCACGGCCAGAACCGACGGGTGTGCGTTGTCCACCTCATCGAAGTGAAACAGCCCACCGTTTTCATACGCTTCACGGAAAAGCGTGCGGACGTATTCGCCCTGAGCCTGCATATACCCGATGATCTGGCTAGCCGGGGTCTGAGGCGAAAGCGAGATGGAGTACGAAGCCAACCCGAGCGATTCCGCCGCTTGCTCCGCAATGGTGGACTTACCGGTTCCGGCCGGACCAACCATCATGACGTGTTCACCGGCCATCACGGCGGTAGTCACGTCTGCGAGCTGAGCGTGAGTGTTGCCTTTAACCTCTCGCTTAACGCCATCTTTGATAACCACGGTCTTAGTCGGGTAGACCACGCCGTTGACGACTTCACGGCAAATCCGCTCGACTTCGGCCCGGTCAATCTTCGGCGAGAGCAACGCTTGCAGCGCTTCAAGCGCCTGAGCGGCGTCGGGGGTGGACTGTTTAGCCTTCGGCTCGGCAGCGAGGATAGACACGGGTTCTTCTTTCTTCGGGGGCGGTGTGAAAAAGTCTGTAGCCCGTTCGTGAAGGGCTTTGAGCCGGTCTTCAACCTCAGCGTCGGTCACGTCGGCTTTGGTCTCGACCTTGCCCTTACGGCACTCGTGCCGAAGCCCCGACTTCTCGATAAGCACGAACGATCCGTTAGCCCCGTTGCACTGGGGGCACTCTTGACCGTTCGGCTTGTCGGTGTCGTGAGCCCAATACAGCTCGCTAGAGCCGCAATGCTTGCACGGCTTGCGGACGGTTCGTTGCGAGTGTTTAACCAGTGACATTCTCGACTCCTGAGCCATTGTCAAGTTTGCTACGAAAGTAAGAAGACTTTGCGGCTCGCTTACGCGAGGAAGCGGTTCCGCCGTGTGCAATGGTTCCGATCGTTTTCGGAAGCGTGGTAACGCCCAGCGCATCGCGGTAAGCCTGGTCTTTCGGGTTGACGTAATTTCGTACGGACAAGTTGTTTCCTTTGTTCGGGAAAGAATCAGTGGTGGGTCGGCTAGGGCTCGAACCTAGAACCGCGCGTCCGCTGCTTTGCCTGGGATTACGTGTATTAGCCGTGCGGCATCTATTCCGCATTACGCCCACACGCTTATCACTTAAGCTACCGACCCTAGTGGGATGCCAGGGAATCGAACCCTGAACCCGCGAGTTAAAAGCTCGCTGCTCTATCCGTTTGAGCTAGCATCCCAGAGCCCCGAATTATTTAGCTATTGCTCGCTGGGGCGCACGAGCACCACCGACACTAGTAATCGGTGGCTGGTCTTATCGAGAAGCGATGCTCTCTACATCCTTTTCCGCTTCTTCAGCGGTGGCGTAGTCGTTACCAGTGACATAGGTGTCATCAGCAAGCCACATCAGATACTCCCACGAACACTCATCTTGGTTGTAATAAACAACTGCTTTCGCACCGTTCGACTCGAAAACGCGGTGGTGGCCCGAATCGTCGCGCCATTCCCACTCTTCATTACCCATTTCGCTACCCCTCGGTTGTTGTTTTGAAGTGCTGCTAGCGGGAATCGCACCCGGTTGGACCGGGACAAGTCGACCGGTCCGGAACTCTGACAGTTCCTAGCAACAGCACCCTATCGCCGGTTCCGGAATCCTCAGATGACTTCCGGTAGAAGCTTGGACCAGCGACGGTTGTGCGGTCCCGAAGTGTCGTAGCATCTCTGGCCCCTGAGGGCTTGTCCGGCCACTTCGGTTGTCTCGCGGAGAGTTCGAAGAACTTCCCGCTTGGCCTCCGGGGCGTTCCCCGTTGGCCTGACATGAAGAACATTAGGTTCCGGAGTGAGCCAATGTCAAGACGATATTGTAATGACTTTTGTTCCAGCAGGTCAGAGCCATTGTCAAGATAGTTTCGAGCCGTTGCGGGGCTCAGAATCGGGTCTCTCGCGTGCGCGTACACGCGCGTACGTGCGTAGACCTAGAGAACTAAATACAGTGACCTCCGTCACAATCTGGTATCGCTCGGAAAATTGTGACCCTTAGTTATATAGAGGGAGTGAGGGAGGTACGAAGTACCGACCGAGCGACCGAACAGAGCTGCGACAGCAGCGACCAGAGAGCGAGCTACAGGCTCGCGATCAGAGACGTACCGAAGCCCCAGAGCGTAGGTACGGCTCGGTAGTCAGTTACTACTATCGCGAAGCCCTTAAGGCTTCGCTCTACTAGGCGGAATAATTATGGTTAATGACCTTCTACAGGTACTCAACGATCTACTTGACATCTTCCGTGTAGTGGTTCCGTACTTCACTACTCGGTAATACACGCGAGCCTTAAGGGCTCGCTCAGTCTTTGGTGTACGTAGACTTGCGTTGCATTGTGATTAATGAGGTCACTACACCAAACGCGGATTAGAAATCCGCTCTCGCCGAAGCCTTAAAGCTTCGGCATGGATTGCGTAGGTTATTCCCCAACGACGTAAGTCCACATCGTGGCAACTGGGTTGAGTAACCTACGCTTTTATTCTTTTAAGGTTATTGATTATGGCTGTGGCTAAGTCACGCAGTGGACTAGACCACCGTGCATATCGACGTACTACCAAACGCCTACGCGCTACTAGCGCTACGTGCTGGATTTGCCGTAACCCGATTGACCGTACGTTGCCGTATACGCATCCTGAGTCGTGGACAGCAGACCACGTAAAGCCACGCTCTAAAGGTGGCAACCTAACCGATATAACCAACCTTCGAGCTGCACACCGTTCGTGCAACTCGCGTCGCGGTAATCGAGAGTCGACTACTGCGGACACGATGCCGACTACTCGCGTGTGGTGAGCGCGGAGGTCGTACCACAAAATCCCGAGAAAAAAAGTCTTGATTTCCGCTTGACATTCCGGCTCGGGTGTGAGCCCAGGGGGTCAACCCTCCCACCCCTGGCGCGGGCCTCT